CCATTCTGCAACTTGTGTAAAGCTAGGAAGTTCGAATACTTGTATACCTGCATAGTCGCCACCTGTTCCTAGACTAGGATCGAGTGCAACCATATATACGTTCCCAGGAATTGGTTTTTTATACCAGCGGACTTGACCCATTTTTATCAACGGTTCGCGTCCTATGAGTTCTGAAAGTTTAATACTGTTGATTAATGTTTCGTCATAGACTAAGAATTCGCAGTTGTATTCACGTCTAAAACGTTCTTCGCCTATACGACCGAGCTCTTCTTTTTTCCATTGCTCGTCACGATCTGGATGTTCCCACCAGTCGGCTTTAAAGCCAAAGAAGCCGTTACGGCCTACACCGTTAGGGTTTTCGTTGCCAAATTCGTCAAACAAGTCTTTTGATTCTTTCCAAATAAGTGCAAACTGATCTTCGTCGCTGTTTGGTGTGCTAGTAATAATAGCACGTCCACCTGTTGCCAGTGTAGGAGAAATAGATGTCCAAAATTCTTCAGCAATGTTTGGTTGAACGAATGCAAACTCGTCGCAGTATAATAATGAAATAGCCATACCCCTACCAGTCGTGCCTGTAGTAGTTTGACTTACAATACGAGACCCGTTGTCAAATTCCATTGATCCTTTATTGTAACTCACCACACCTGCACGTAAAAAGTCCGGACATAATTCATATCCGTATCGTATACGCTGCATAATCTCTTGCGCACCTGTAAATTTATGCGCTGCAACTAGGATAGTTTGATCAGGATGAAACATTGCAAACCATAGTATGTAAGCACTTGCGCATGTAGTCTTGCCGCACTGCCGCGGTAGCATGTTAATATTAAATCGATGATTATGATAACTGCTTAATAAGTTAATTTGAAAATCAAAGGGTTTAAATAATAGTTTACCTTTAACAGGATGCTGGATGTGATAATAATTTCTTGAAAAGTGTAAGTAACCATTATCTGGATCAGCACACGCTAGCATTTCTGCAACATGATGCTCTGTAAATTGTTCTGTTTTGTGAGCCTTCTTAGTTAAGACTCCGTCTAGTGATTTTGCCATAACTATATTTACCCAAAAAAATAGCCCCTTACGGAGCTATTTGGTTGCTATTTTGTTAATGCTCGATTTTTAACATCGGCATAATGAGCATGCAATTCTTTAATTAAGTTTTCGCTTATATTGTGTGGCTGACCACCACCGTTAACTTTTGGTGCTTCGTTGTCGCCACGACCGTCATTTGAACCAATTTTCATTAATGTATCTTGCGGAAAAGTGTGCGGACCATCTGCACCTATCGGTGCATTTTCGAACCCGTCGCCGATTAATTCGTGTTCAGGTTCTTCTTCTGATTTGCCAAATAGTTGGTCAATACTACCACCGACCATCATTTGATCATCTGCATCTGATCCGCCATCTTCGATATCTCTTAGGATGTCCATTAAATCACGAAGACCACCGGCACCTTGTCCAGAAATGTTAATAGTCATGTTAACATTATCAGCTTGTTTTTGCGGTTCGTCTTTGTGCATGATACCTGGTAACATACTTGACATATCTTCACCGCACTCCGGAATCGATCCTTCGTTAATTCTTTGTAATTTTAATGCTAGTTCTTTAAAGTTCATAATTATCTTCCTTAACGTGCTGTAGGTTTTTCAATAGTTTTTGAACCAATAACACTAGTCGTTCCTATTTTTTTATCGACTTTAGCCGAAGCAACTTTTTCACTTGGTGCTTTCTTTGCTAAAATTTTTTCGTTAATACCTTTGTACGGCAGACCTTGAGTTTTAGTTTTACTTAAATCTTTTAGTAAACTCATTACGTGTTTTTCACCGACTACATCTTGATTATTTTCTTTATCGTAATCTCTGATCAACTTTGGTTCTAATGTCACTTCGTCGTGTTCGTGATTAATTTCATATTCTTCTTCATCTTTAGAATTGCGTATACGCACGCAACACGGAGTTAACGACAATGCTTCTGCAACCAAACTTTCAATTTCTAAGTTAGTAGCAGGATAACCTAATGTTGCATCGAATATAGTAACGTTAATATTTTGATGGTTTGGAAAATCTGCTTGTGTTTCTTGAATCGGTGTACGTTTTGCTGCAGAAAGAGATTCTACATTAAACTTTGCCAATGCTGCTTTAATTTTTTCAGCGGCGTCCTCGTGGTCGCCTGCAAGTTTAATTTTAAATTCGTAAACTTGTTTACTTTCGGTTAAGTATTCTTTAAATGATTTCATAATTCAATCCCAATAATGTATTTATTTCATGTTCTTTAATTTTTCAATCAAGCTATTGCGATCTGTTATGATTACACCCTCTCCTGCAATTTTAATTCCAGGATCATCAGAATGAACATCACTATCTAACTTTTGTTTTTTAAGTTGCAGCTCAATCATTTTTAATTTTTTGTCAATTTTTGCAGACTTTGCATCGATTGCATTCTTAAGCATACTAGCTGCTACTTCAAACACTCGCCCACTATATCTTGCTTCTACGTTCATTCCTAAATCCATTAGGTCGTCGTATGCATCAGTCGCACGCTGTGCAAGCGCATCGAATTCAGAATCGCTAATATCGCCTAGGCCTTTTACCTGAGGTAACGCTGCTGATATTTTATCAAACTCTGACATATCTCTAAATAACGGTCCTGGATCAGTTTTAACAGGTTTTTTCTTTTCTGTTTCCTGGACAATTTCTTTACTTGCTGGTAAGTTTAATAATTCTTCTAATTTTTTTGTCATACACGTACTTATCTTCGCCCGTTATGGAACATATCATTTTCGTTTAGAATTCTAAATTTTATATGCTGTTGTTTGCACCAAATAGTCGCTGCTGCCCACTTTGCTTGATTTTTAACAAACTGTGCTTGATTATATTTGTTCTTACCAACACGTTCTATTAGTTGCTGGCTTGCAGGTTTTATTTCGATTAGTTCAACATTTAGTTTATTATTTGCATCAAGGTATTGAATAAAAAAGTCCGGAATGTAAACACTGTTTTTACCTGTTAACGGATCACGATATGGAATTTGAATTGCTTCGCTTGCCCATTTTTGTATTGCAGGGTTAGTATCGCACATTTGCATAAAACTAAATTCCCAAGAACTTCTATATGTCGGAACCTTGGTACCAACATATTTTCCTGGGTTTTTCATTGCAAACTTGCCGCGTGCAAATTTTGCCATTATACTAGTATATTCCGTGTTTCATAGTCGTCGCTAATGGCGGCAACTCGATAGCCAAGAAAACTTGTTTTTTCTCGGTAAGAATTTAAAACTTGTGCAACTAGTTGACTTAACTGGACATCGGGCAATGTTTTCAATGTATCTAGTAATTCAAAAACATTTACATTATCTAACTTTGCTTGATTAAGCAACACTATTGCAGTAGCTCGGGCGCTTTCAAGATCAAATTCTCGTTTTAAAAAGAAACCAACTGTTGCATCGATTTCAGCAGCCGGAAAACTTACTTTGTTAGTGTAAAATTTATCAAAAAACTGTCTTACTTCAGTTGAACTATCTATCGATGTTAAAGCACGAGGTAAATTTCCTGCCATATGTTATACTCCTAAATTAACTAACGATGCAACTGTACTAGTGTTAGTAGTACTCCCAGGAAACGTAATACCATTTAAGCCGCTGGTTGTTTGCTGCGTGTTAGATGTTAATGTTGATAAGTTTGATTTTGTAGCCATATTTTGATAGTTGTTTACTTGTGTAGCTGCCGATGGATTTGTAGAATCAGTACCGGTAATAATCGGAGTTGCTGTAGTGTTAGGCGTACCACTCAACGGTGACGGTGTTAAATCATAATGTTCTAATCCAAATCCGTCAACAGTGTCAGAGCTTACTGTACCCCTATCATAATATACAGATTCGTAGGCAATTTTTGCATCAAACTCGCATGGGTCAGACACTGCATAATCTAAACTATTATGGTTCCATTCGCTGAACACTGGATTTATTAATCGATAACTTACAAAGTCATGTCTTGCCATTTGGTAAATTGTGATGTAATTAAAAAATGGCTCAAGTGGCGCAGTATAACCGTAGTTACTTCTAATTGCCGATGACGATTGTATTGCGTTTCGTTTAAATGCAGTACCTTTTTCTGCGGCACCTTGATCGTAGTAGTAATATCGATAATAATTTTGCCATAACAGGTTCATTACGCCCATGTTGTCATCGTTAAATTTTACCGTTAGCGGTTCAAATTTGTGCTGATACTGAACGACTTTTTTTCTATTATACTGATGAAGCGTTACATTATGAACTGTAAACTTAGGTAAATCGATAGATTTAACTAGCATATTAATTTCGTTTTTATGACGAGCTAACAGTTCTGTATTATATACTGCTTTTGGATTGATATTAAAAGCAACATGAAATAAGAATTTATTTTTTGGTAGTAATCTAAATTGATCGTCGACAAATAATCGCGAGGCGTGCTGCTGGTTACGCAAAAATATATTTGGATCTGAATATAATTGGTTCGTAGGTGTAAATGACATACAATTATTTATGCAATAAGTTAACTGCGCATATTATGTCTAGTCAATAAAAAAGCCCGCATATAGCGAGCTTTCTTAATAGCAATTTCAGTTAAGCTTTTTTACTGCCCACTGTCATGCTTGTACCAGCGGTTCTTGGTGATCCAGGAACACCAAATCCTGCAGTTGCGCCAGTTTGAACACAATTATCAGGTTGAATTGACAATGTAATCTGAACAGGGTCAGCTGAGTTATATGCAAGAGTGTCATAAGTTGTTTTTTCAATGAAACAACCATAACATTCCCAAGTTTCTAACACCACCGGTTTGTTAGCGCCGTTGCCGCCGTCTAACATTTCAACTACCATTGTAAACTTGTAGTCACCTGCAGCAGCAGCAGAACTTTGTTCAAAAAAGTCCATTTGCTTTTGGTTTTGTTCGCCAACAATTTTGCTAACTGCACCAGTAACGTCGTCACGTATTTTAATACTGATTGCGCTCCAGGTCCATTTGCCAGCATATTGAATTTTACTGTTATAAACATCGATTGTTTTCTTTTCAAAGGATATTTCGGGACGTCCTGCTTCAGCTATTTGCTTAGTAAGCTCAGTAGTTGCAGCAGAAACACCAAAACTATTAAATGTTACTCTGAATCGATATTTCAGTTTAGGCATTAATAAGCCTTGCGCACTAGCACTTGAATCAGTTGCTAGTGGTACTGTAAATCTTGATAATGTTGCAATTGACATTTTATTATGCTCCTATTATGCGTTGCCTAGTGCTTTAATTTCACCAGTGTTTTTAATACGCAATGGAATGTAAATAAATTCTACTGCTTTTACTGGTTCAACTGCAACATCTAAGTAAAGCTCACTACGATCAATTCTTGCAGGAGTATTATTTGATTCATCACATACTACTAAGTAGTCGTACAATGCACGCTGTCCTACTAATTCAAGTAATAAATTTTCTGCTGCTGATTTAATTTGATCACGTGTAACTTTGTCGTTTGGTTCAAACAAATATGGTTTAGATAATTGCGCAAACTGTCTACGAAGGTAACAAACTAAACGTGCTACGTTGATACGATCCAATGCCGTTGTTGCTCTTGCACGAGTATATTGTGCAAAATTAACTAACCCTGAACCTGCAATAAATGTAATTGAATTAACTTTAATGCTTGCTAAGGTATCACGTTGCCCGACATTTAACGCTACCGACTGGAATTCACCTTCGGCAGTAATGTACCCAACTGACGTAGCATTAGTAATACCACCTCTGCTTGTACCTGCTGGTGCAAACCACGGATAAGCAATTTGATCATTTAATGCAATCGTGCGTAACATCATGTGGCTTGGCGGGACTGCAATGTTATTGCCAATGTTGTCACTAGTGTAACCCCATGGATAAAATACAGCCAAATACTCGTCACTTGATACTAACCCGTGATCGTTGTCTTCTAACGCACCTGCATCATTGTTACCCCAGCTGCTTAACGTAGTTGCATCTGGTGTTAATCTTGCAGGTGTATCGCCTACAACAAACGCTGTTAAACCGCGATCATAATTTAAATTAATCATTTCGCCAATTAATTCAGGATACCCAGGTGTTGCAATTAAATTAAATAATTTACTTTCTTCGTCACGAACTGACTGGTTTGCATTAACTAGTGCTTGTAATTTTTGAACAACTACTTTGCGTTGTGCATGGCGACCGAAAGTGCCTGCGCCGTTTTCTTGATTAGCAGATTCACTAACCCATTTGTGTGGATAGTATTCGTTGCCGTTAGTGCCTTGCGATTCGTTTGAGTATCTAACATTGCGTTCAAGCAAATTAACATAATTTCTAACAAATCGTTTAACATTAAATCCGCTTCTACGTAGATTCCATAACAGCATACCTTTAGGATATAATGCAGGATCAGGCGCATCAAACTCAACAAAATCGCTAACTAATAAGTCTGTAATTGCAGATGGTGTTTCTGATTGTCCAGTAGTTGCCCATCGAGCATCGGCAAATAAAATACCAGTGTCAGTAGTTTGATCTGATTTATCAATTAACAACCATTTTCTTGTAAAACCTGCCCAGCTGTAAAGCATTGGATAATTTTCAAGATCCGAAGAGTCAAGCCAAATATCTCCATTTGCTAACGGTGTGCCATCTGTTTGCGTAGTAGGTGTAGTTGCACCAACAATTATACCTGCCGGGTCAGTTTGCAATGCACCTGCTGCATACGTCGGACTAGTTGGATGTAAGTAACCTACCCATTTAGTACCGTTGTGAATTAAAAGATCAATTTCATCAACTACGCTACTATACCACAATCTTCCGTCAACTGTTGGCCCAGTAACTGCAGTGTCTTGTGCAGATATAAATCCGCCGGTGTTGTCGTCAAGTAATGAAGTCCAGGTACTTGCAATAAAATGTGTAGTAATACCGTCTGGATGTCGGTATAAATTAGTAACAAATGGGCCAGTTGCACTTTTAAATAATTTTACTATCGGTGTACCGACAGTTTCATTTAATTTAATTTCGCCGCCTGTGCGGTGTTCAATACTAATTTTTGTAGTACCGGTAACTAATGACACTGCAACATTTGATCGATAAGATGAAAGTTGTGTGCTAATCGCAGTAACGATTGCAGATGCAATAGACGCTGCTGGTTGACCTGATGTTACAGTAAACGAGACAGTTACTGCAGTAGTTAATGTATCACTACCTGGAACTGATTCTTGCAAAGTAAATGCGTATGCTCCTGCAGATAAATGGCCGTTACCGGTACCTGTTTCTGCGACAACAGTAAACGAAACTATGCTAGTAGATACTGCGCTACGACGACGATAAACTGTAAAGTTAGCAGCATCTGGCTTGCCGTTAGTAACTCCTTCTGCAACGTTGTATTTGATATACATTGTGTTACCTGCAAGACTTAATCCGCCACTTACTGGATCTAATCCTGCTAATGCTGCTTCGTGCGAAGGAAATAATCGAGGATATTTTGAGACCCACGACCCTGTATCAGTGCTATAAACTTTTGTTACCCAATCAGCACCATTGTTTGGTGTAGTTGTTTTAACCCAAACCGACCCACTTGGGCGATTTTCGTCATTTGCTTTAAACGGTGGTATAGAAGTATGCGGGCCAATCCATAGTGCCGGAGCAGGATATGTTGTTGATGATAAACCTAAACCATCTACTAATGCACCACTAAGAGTAATTGCAACACCAGTAGAGTATAAAACTAATTTTCCACTTTGAGTGCCTGCAGTGATCCCTAATGCAATTAATGCCGAACTTGCATTGATTCCACTAACTAATGCAGCTAAATCTGCATTATTATCAATCGCGATTCCGTTAATGGTAATGTCGTTACTAGTAGCAGTTGCGCTAAAAGTGTTTGCAGTAGCAATAACTGTTGGATTTGCGTTTCTCCATGCAGATGTGCCAACTTTGACCCACGATCCGTTATCTTTGTACCATAATGCAATAACAGTAGATACTGCAACAATTGCATAAGTATCATTTAAACCGTAAGTGTTTACTGGTGTACCATCCGGTGCAATTACAGTGCTTGTGATAACAATTGGTTTTTTAACAGTGTATGTTTGGCCGCCTAGATCTGCCGAACGCGAATCCCATTCAAATACACCCCATTTTGTGTCGAGTGTGTTTAACCAAAATGTGTTATTTGCTGGTTCACCTAATGGTGCAGTTGCATTTGCATCTAATTGTGAAAGATCAATGTCTGCCCGTGCTACATACGCACGGTTGCTAACACCTAAGAAACTGTAAGCTGCTTGCAATCCGAACTCGTTTTGCTCGCCTGCATGAACTGCATTGTTGTTTGCGTCAGTTTTAAAGATAGGAGTACCGAAGGTATCTGCTAACTCTTTTTGGCTAGTTAAAAGATAAACTTTGCCTGCGTTTGTTTTTAATGTACCCGGAGCAGTGCCTGTTCCGGATGCGTTTTGTTTCCCTTCTTCCGAAGTTACAAAAATTAAAGGGACTGTGCCAGGAGCTGCCGAAGTGTACGCGCTTTCGTCGATTACTGATACACTTACGCCTGGTGAACTAAGTTGAGCCATAATATATTCTCCATAAATTCAAGTTCTACGTGTATTTATAGTATAATGGCTAATTAACCGTGTTTAACCCTGTATAAAAGGGATAGAAAAGGTGTAAATATAAGCATGAGACCACTTTGTTCGTGCGGATACCGACCTGCTGCAGTTAATTACATTAAAAACGGTAGGACGTATTATAGAAAATTATGTGAAGCTTGTTTAAAAGGCGGAAAGTATGCCGGAATAGCTCGATGGTACAGGGCTGGATATCGTATCAAGAATCAGTGCGAAAAGTGCGGGTTTAAATCACCGTTTACCGAAGTGTTTGCAGTGTATCATGTAAACGGTGATTTAAACAATTGTAGACCAAGTAACCTTAAAACAGTGTGTGCAAACTGTCAACGGATATTACATCGAGAAGGAATTACATGGCGGCAGGGTGACTTAACTCCTGATTTATAATTTCTTTAAGTTGATAATATAAATTGTAAAGTGACCCGGTATTATCAATAACATAATCTGCAGCAACTTTCCGCCATGCCCATTCACTTTGATGAACTTCGAGATCGTTAAGCAGTTGAATAGCAGTCTGGTCGCCGCGACTTGCAAAGTTCATTAGTTCTTCATGAACATGCGATGTACGATTAATTTGAATAATTTTTCCACCTAATCGTTTAATTGCAGCAATTTCATTTTCAAATCTACAATCAGATATTACTACGTTTGTAGCACTGTTTAAAAGTCGTCGTTCTAAACTAGCTAACCAAATATCAGTATGAAATCCAACTCGACAAAGTTCAGTCCCCCAGTGTTGTAATACCCACCTAGGTGTTAACTGCGGCATATTTAATCTAGTCGCCCACCACTCGTCGACTTGATTTCGCCACTCTCTTGATTTTTCAGTTTGGCCTTCAACTAGATCCCTGTCCCAACCGAATACGTTTGATACTGCATCTTTTAAACTTGCAGCAAATGATTCTTTTTTGAAATTGTGTTCATTTTCAAGATACTCTGCAGCAGTGTCTTTTCCTGAACCGATAAACCCAACAATACCAACTATCATATTTTACTCCAATAATCTAACATAATGTATTATTATATAACAAAATTACCGGAGCGTCAATATATTTTTAGCCAATTATAAATGTCATCGGCGAACCGCCTGTCATGTAATTGTCAAGTTCTTTTTCTAAATTTGCAATTTCTTCTTTTGCAGATGACTTTAAATCATTACCATTAAGTGAAATACTACCGCCCGGTCCTGCAATGCTAGCAAATAAACTACGCGCTTCACCTAACATCATTTTACAGGTAGCAAGCGTAAAATCACGCAACCATTGTTTGGCATAGATGTCAGTTAATAACACAAAATCAGGACGATAATTATGTGTCTTAACTAGTAGTTGCTCACCTTGAGCAAACGGTCTTTGTAAAATAGTTAGTGTATGGTTTTGTTGTTTCCATTTAAATTCAATGTAACTACCGAACATACGTCCTACTAATTTTTGATAACCTGCAAACATTTCATAGGTTGCTAGTCCGCCCATCATACTACCGCTCATTAAATATGTGTTAGTATAGGCCAAATTAAACGGTTCAAATAAAGTGCCACCGGCACCCATGCCCGAACGCGATCCGATTGAGCGACGGAATACACTCTGAACTTCAATGATTTCATCCGGTAATCTATATTCATTTTGATCCTGTGTTAATTCTATAAAACAGTAACTTTCTTCGACCGCATTTGGACTCCTCTGTCTAAAACGAATTAGTGCTTTATCAAGTGCAGTTTCGTAATGGATAGGGTCGAGCTCAATGTCAATCATACCGTCACCGAGAAGAGTTCTAACATATTCAAATACTTTATTTCGTTCTAGTAATGAAGTTGTGTCATCAGACATATATTGCTCCGTAAAAATCTATATGATAAATAAAAATGTAGCTCACGGAACTGCAATTCCTAACTACTTTAACGTCATAAGAGGACATCAACAATGTTATTTATCGATAATAAATATACTAATAGCTATTTCAAAATAATCAAAGCAGCTCAACTCCGATGCAGTAAAACAGAAAATGTCAGAATTAGCATCACTAAGACCAACGTACACATGCGAACATTGCGGTATAATATGCGTTAAATGTAATTACAACAGGTGGCACGGAAACAATTGTAGATCTATATTACGATAAATATGATAACACTCACGGAGAAGTACTTTGCCCAAATTAAGCTTATATAAACCTGAGAAAGGTAATAATTATAGATTTATTGATCACCATATCTCGCAGATGTTTCAAGTCGGCGGCACTGATGTATATGTTCACAAATACCTTGGTCCTAAAATACAGGACGAGGGCACTGCTGATCAACCAGTTTATGATGCAGTAAAAGAAACTAATATACAAGATTTGCTGTTTTTAGAAAATCGTGATAGAAAGTACGATCCGGAGATTTACAGGATCCGAGGAATCTACAATGTGCAAAACATCGATTTCAATTTAAGTCAATTTGGTTTATTCATTGACAACGACACGATTTTTATGACAGTACATATCAACGATTTTATTAAGTTCCTTGGACGCAAACCATTATGTGGTGATGTAATGGAAATGCCACACCTACGAGATGATTTTGCTCTTAATGATTTTGATGTAAGTCTGCCGCGATATTATGTTATAGAAGATGTAGGTCGTGCTAGCGAAGGTTTTAGCGCAACATGGTTTCCACATCTATATAGATTAAAAATTAAAAAAATCACAGATAGTCAACAATTTGCCGACGTGCTTACTAAACCAGTAGGCGAAGATGCCGATGTATTTGTTGGCGATTACGATGCTGCAACAACTTACCAACCCGGTGAAATTGTTAGACGTAATGGATTATTATTCAACGTTACTGCAAGCACTACAAATAATGAGCCGTCCAATTCACAATACTTTGCACCATTTATCGGAAATACGCTTGAAAATATTCTAAGCACTCGAGCAATAGAATATCAAATTAACGATGCTGTTATTGCACAGTCTGAAAATGACGCGCCGTTGAGTGGCTACGAAACTCGACAATTTTATACATTATCTGCTGATCCCAATGACGGCAGTGTTATATTAAACCGAGCTGACACTTATGAAATCGATGCTAGTTTTGAAGGTGATAATATTCTTGCAAGTAGTAATAATGCAGTACCATTGCGCACTGGTTATACTGGTTACTTAGTCGGAGACGGTTATCCAGTTAATGGATACGTGTTTGGACACGGAATACAATTTCCAACTAATCCCGCAAAAGACGATTTCTATTTACGCAACGATTTCTTACCAAATAGATTATTTAGATTCGACGGCACAAAATGGTTACGCACCGAAGATGCAGTTCGAATGACAATGACTCAAACAGATACGAGACAAACATTAAAAACAAGTTTTGTTAATAACATTGATTATACCTATCAACATGCAATCGCAACAGAATATGCAACTTTAGAGGTTGGTGATTTTGCTATCGATACACAGATTAATTTTGTAAATGTAAATTATCTAATATTAACCTTGCATTCTGCAGAAGTTATTCCGTATCAATTACCGTTTACTGTTGCAGATTATCCGGGAATTATTACAGCATACACTGTTGATTCAGTCGAAAAAGTAAGAATAACCCTACCCGAAGGACATGACATTCCCTATTACGGTACATGGAAAATTGAATTATGTAATTCTCGTGAATTGCAAAGGCAAAGTCTTTCAAAAGCACTTAAACCAAGGGCGGACCTATAATTATGATGCACTTTTATGATGGACAAATAAGACGATATCTTACCCAAACAATTCGTATTTTAAGTAACTTCACTGTAAGATATGGCGATGGTACTCTAGTCAGGGTTCCTGTTTTATACGGTGATGCGGATAGACAAGCTGCAACTATTATGCGACAAAATTCTGAAAATAAAATTAACAGTGTGCCAAGAATAAGTGTATACATTAGTAGCTTATCACTTGATAAAGATAGATTGGCTGATGCAACCTTTGTTGGAAAAATGCATTTGCGAGAAAGAGGTATTGACCCCGAAACAGGTGCGTATAATAATTCAAACGGTCGTAATTACACTGTTGAACGATTAATGCCAACTCCGTTTAAACTTGCATTAAAAGTTGATATTTGGTCAGCAAATACTGATCAAAAATTACAGTTATTAGAACAAATTTTAATGTTTTTTAATCCAAGTTTAGAGTTGCAAACTAATGAGAACTATCTCGATTGGACAAGTTTAAGCGTATTATACTTAAACGACGTAAACTGGTCAAGTAGACAAGTGCCAGTAGGCACTGATAGCCCTATCGATATTGCAACTATAACCTTAGACACTCCTATATGGATAAGTCCACCCGTTAAAGTTAAACAACTTGGCGTAATTACAAATATTATCACAGGCATTTGGGGACAAAACGATTACAATAAAACAGGTTATGTTGAAGGACTGGGTGTCGACACTGCTGAACCTACACCGTCGCTTGCAGAATTACTAACAAAAATTAGAACAACTATTACAAGATTTAATATTCAAGTTTACGACAGCCAAGTTATTTTACTAGGACCTTCGGAAAATGTTGTGCCAGCAGAACCGGTAATTGAAATACCGATAAAACAAGGCCACCCTATAAACTGGACTGACATTTTTGCTGCATACGGTGCTGAATTTATCGCAGGCGTAAGTAGATTATTTTTAAGCCAAGATGACGGAAGTGAAATCGTTGGTACAATCGATATAGACTCTGAGAATCCTGTAATTTTAAATGTAGTATGGGATCCGTTAACATTGCAGTTTGATTCATTGATCGATAGTAACGGGTTATTTAACACTGACGAAGGGTTTGATCAATCATCTGCAAGAAGTAAAGTTGATGCAATTGTTAATCCGCAAACATTTAATCCACTAGTAGAATACAACGGTATTGAAAATATTCCTGTTAAACTTAGATTAATCATTATTGAAGACATGGGCGCAATACAAAACGAAGACGGTGCAGATGCATGGAAATCAGTTAGCGGTACTGATCTAGTTGCACGGTCAAATGATATTATCGAATGGTCAGGATCCCAATGGAATGTTATTTTTAACAGCAATCAAGAGCATGACACAATGGTTTGGCAAACAAATATATACACAGGAGTCCAATACTTATGGAACGGTGTTTCGTGGGTTAAATCATTCGAAGGTGTATACAAAGATGGATTATGGAAAATCGAACTGTAAAAGATAAAATTATTTGTAGTGGAGCATTAATATATGCCCAACATACTCACAGAGTACTGCTAATACAAAAATCCTCAGGTAAACATCAAGGAACCTGGGGGTTAGTCGGCGGCACTAATCTAATTAATGAAAACCCATGGCAGGGACTAACTCGTGAAATTGAAGAAGAAATTGGGTTTTTACCGGTCATTAAAAAAACACTACCATTAGAAAAATTTGTTTCTAACGATAGTGTTTTTAATTTTCATACATATTTTTGTCTAATTCAAGATGAATTTATACCGAAATTAAGCGATGAGCATGTTGCATGGGGATGGTTTACTTTAAAAAGTTTACCGAAACCGCTTCATCGTGGGTTAGATCTTAGCCTGCGTAATAAAATTATACAAACTAAGATCCAAACTGTTATCGATATTATCGATAGTCTTTAAGCCTGCGCTTCGCCCCAGCGTAATACTAAGTTTGCATTAATCGGTGATCCTTGCGTTAAATAACAATTAATAAACAATACATCAGGTCCATTAGGGAATGTGCCGCGTCCTCCGATTGGAGTATTTGTTAACTCTTTTAATGGTGATAGATCTAATGAGTCTTTATTTGCAGGAGAACTAATAAAAGAAAAAATAGTCTCTCCTGGTAACGCATACGAATTTCTACTAATAGTAACATTGTTACCATTAGTTAATACAGTAACTAATGGTGATGATATTGTAATACTTGTATTTGCTACAAATGTTATAACCTTAGCATTACCGGCAAATGCATTTGTTACGGAAGTTGAGTAAACATCGTCACCAATTGCAACACCAGTTGTACTTGCAACAGGAATAACAGTTGCACCAACTAGTGCGCCTGATGTAGATGTTGATAACGTATTAACACCTAAAAATGTTACAGAAGAACCGGATGAAATTTGACAAAAACTTGGTTGTCCACTTTGTGATTGTAATTGTAAACCGTTCCATGTGATATTAGCTACGTTAGTTGGATAATTTGACGGATTTAATATTCCTTCAATAACAATTGCAGTGTTTGCATTACTACTGTTACCTGCAGTAATTTCAATACCTTGTAATAACAATTGTGCTCTGTTAATTAATTCTCTTACTCCTAAATCACCAATAATTGCATTAGATACACTAGGTGCTAATCTAATTGCAAATGCAGTAGTTTTTTTAGTTGAAATGTTAATGTTAGTAGCCTGATAGTTAAAAATATATCCTCTATCGTTGTCAAATTGGCCATCTGTTATAAATGCAGAGCCCCAATGACTAACACTAGGAGTTGCAGTTTGCCCAATTAAAATAACACCAGTGTTAATCGAATGACTAGCTGCAGCACCTGCCGAATACGTTCTATTTAGACCTGCATTAAAATTAGTAAGAGATGCACCGCGTGTTAAATTACCAAAAGATGTTGCAGTTTTCGATGTATAGGTAATAATTTCATTATCGACATATAATGTTCCAGTTGTTGGGAAAAATGTAGTATCAAGTACAGACAACGTAGTACCGCTGCTTCCTGGATCAGCAGTAGTCGCAGTTCTTGCACTTTCGTTTAATACTTCATATCTAACTGGCATGTTACCTGACCGCATATATGCTTCATTGTTTAAATTGTTCCCGCGTAATCTATGAACAACAATAAAATTTCCTAATGGACCGCGTATCATCCATTCAATAAATCCTGCACCATACCATGTCCATTGTAATCCAATCATTTGCATTTTAGACACATCAATGTTGTACCCACTTGGATTATGAGCATCGTTCCCTCCGTCGCATCGATCAGTATTCCATTGACTTTGAGGAACAATATAGTCAATCGTTTTTACCATTTTAACGCCAACTGCGCTAACTGAACCACGATAATCAGGTGTTATATATATTTGAGTATCGTTTACAACCGATGAAACCACGTGGGACATTCCTTTGATAACAATTCGATCACCTGCAACTAACTGTGTTGTAAACCGAGAATTTGAACCAGTTATTGAATTACTATCAGGAACTACAGTAACGTTGCCTGAAATTTGATATGTTGATGATCGTTTACCAATTGCAAGAGTTTGACCATCGTATTGCCAATACATGCCATTTTGATCATCAAATGTTCCTGCACGCACAGTCGATCCGTTCCAATATTTTACGCTAATATACGCAGGCGATGATAACCCAGATAACGTCGATCCAAGTACATTAGTTGCAAGTACGGTTAATGCACGTTCATCAACAATGCCATTGACTACATAAGACCCGTTATATCCTGATGTAGTTGCGCCTGTTATAGAAATAGTACAGCCTACTTGGCAACCATGATCTGTATCATCAGTAACAACAGTAATTGTACTGCCGATCGCAGTACCTGATGCACTAACACTTCTAATATCATAATTAGGTGCAAACAATATACCAGTATTATAATTAATAGCTTTACCTGATTGATACCTAATATATTTTTTACTCATACGAATTGCATGCGCACCGTGGCTAGGACCACCAGTTCCTAACTGCACTCCTCCGTCAAATGGTCTGTGAATATAAAAACAATCAGGTCTACTATACAATGTGCCTAGTATCGTACCTGTAATGGTTCCAGCGGCTCTTGCAGTAAAAGTTAATGATACAGCTGAGGGGATCGATTCAACATAAAATGGACCTTGTGCAAGGGTGTGGTTGTTACTTCCGTTATCAGAACTAATCACTGTTGTAATAGAATCTCCAGGCACAAACCCATGTGGTCCTGGAAATGTAACAGTAATAGTAGAAGTAGCATTAGCATTATATGAAAACGCCGGAGTTGAAACGCTAGCGCCGGTATAATACGAACCTTTACGTAATTGTGTATATGTTGATGACAGCACATCTCCATTATTAGTACCAACTTTTGCTTTTGCATAGTAAGTAAACGTAGTTGGACTACCTACTGCATCTGCAGGGTTAGCCGGTACTGTGTTAATAACAAATGTTCCTTCAGCTCTTGAAAATCCTGTAACTGTATTAATATAACCTTTTACTGTTATTGGCTGTCCTACCGTAAAGTTATGGGCATTAACTGTTGTTACAGTAATTAGACTAGCACCAACACCGCTTGTACCGGTTGATGCATCTGTAGTAACTGTTGTTACTGAGGTATCTGTTCCAGGTACTTCGTATACTGACGGATATCCTCGCATCATATCAATTACTTGCCATTTTGTAGGCTGTAATCCATATTCAAAGTCAGCATCAAGCATTGACTGAGGTAATGCAACACGAGTCCGTTCAAATGCATCAGTCCCCATGTGCCACGGTCTTGTTATCTGATATTCTAATTCAATAAAGATTTGTAAAATATCTGATGAAGACATAGTCGATGTATTGGTTGCTAATGTAATTGTTGAATATCCGTCAGAATTATCTAATCCTGTAGGCCAATTAGCATTAGCAGCTCCGCGAGTAAAAGTTGAAGTAGTACCAGAATACGTACTATCTGCAAAATTATAAAGAATTGTATTTTTTGTAGTGTTTGTAATTATGAGAAGCTGTGTTAAATCAAATTTTCCAGGAATTATAATTGTACCGGAACCTGCTGCTCCGGGTGTAAACGTGTATTGTTTAATCTGACTTTTGGCCATTTTAAAATATCTCCAAATATATTATGTGTTAATGCATTCCAAAGAATGTTAATGCTAATGACATGTTTTCTGCATATCGTTTAGTAGATACTTGAGATCTATTTGAATTCCAATTTTCATCAGAAGTCGTTAATGTTACATTTGTAAATCTACCAGTTGTAGCAATTGTTGATCCAATATTCATATTATCAATAGTGCCTAATGTTACAGGATTAACCGATAACACACCAGTGCCAATTGGGCGTATTGTAATATTTTGATTATTAGTTAATGTTAAATTACTAATAATGTTAGTAGTTTGTCCAACTGTACCTAAGGTAAGCGTATTTGCTGGACTAATAGTTACTGATCCGTTATTAATTGTTGATGGTCCAAATCCAGTACCTGATGCACTCATATCACCATAGAATGTAGGTCCTATAATATAAGGATACACTGGAGATCCTGATGAATTAACTGTTACAAAATAAGCGTAAGTGCCATTTGGATAATCAGGCGTTACACAATATCTGCCATTGTTTGCATCCAATGTGCCAGCAGTTGTAAACGTATAATCTTGCACAAAAATACCTAACGGATATGTTGAATTTACAAGAGGAGCATTAATACCTACTCTAATTGTATTTAATGTATATCCTGAAACCATGCGCGTAACTGTGGAAAACCTATCAGTTGCTGTACTATATCCATATGGTCCATAGATAGGATACCCGTCGTTTGCAAATCCTAATATTTTTGAATGATTATCTGTTTGCGTAAAACTGCCATTATAATACGGAATTGTATTAATTTCTGCAAGACCGGTAGTAGTAGTTGAACCTAATGTATACCCTACACCAGTAGTCCATGCAGTTATAAAGCTAAAATCTCTATAATGATAAGTACCTGATAATGATGCAGATCCACCTGCATTATCATCATTAAATGTATATCCTAATGCAATTCCTGAACTTGGTGCTGCATTGTATTCCCATCCGGGATAATATGCATTTGTACCAGTAGGTGATTTATTATAACCGGATGGACTAAAAATAGCAACACCGTTTAAGCAGTAGCCAATAGGGGTATTTGATGGAACTAATAAAGGTGTACTAGCTGCTTGATTGGTTCCGGCTTTTAACTTTATTGTTACATTAAAATTTTGAACAGTTGGAACAGTAGCCAGTGGGTTATTATAACTATGATACGGTAACCCGGTTGATTGTAAATTTAATGTGCCAGTTAAAATTGCCCAAGTTGACGATACTGCAGTTCTACTTCCGCCTAATTGTAAAGACGATGCAGTTGCATTTAAATTAATACTAGTTGTAGTACCGGATGATTTTATAAAAACAGGTCCAGTTGGATTAATGTTAACTAATCCTAATGGACTTAAATTAACAGATCCTAATGACGATGCAGTTAATGTACTAAACGACCCTGATTTTGCAGTAGTGCTACCAATAATAACGTTATCAATCGTACCGGTTGTATACGGATTTATTAATGCATTTCCGCCCGTTACTGAAACATTTCCGTTAACAGTTAAACTAGTTAATATTCCAGGAATAGATGTAATCGTTGATGACAACGCGGTATTTGTTATTAATGGCGACCCGTTATAACTTATATACGAATTACTAGTTAATTCAATTCGACTTCCGGTAATAGTTAACGATTTTGAAACTATATTACCGCTTGCGTCTACTACAAAATATGGACTATTAAACCCGTGTGAACTTCTAAATAATTTTAATACTGATGTCATATGTTAATCTTCATTATGATAATGCAACACCATATGCTGCCGCAAGGGCAGTTGCAAACCCTTTTGTTACTGCACTGGCAGCATTAGATTGTTGTAATGATGTTATTGTTACATTAGTAAATGTACCAGCAGCTGGTACAGTACTTCCTATATTAACATTATTAATAGATCCAGTAGTTGCTGGATTAATAATAAGAGTTCCAGATCCGATTGGGCTAATAGTAATGTTTGCATTTGCTGGATTAAAAGTTACTGCTCCAGTTGCAACAAGAGTTGAAAATACTCCAATTCTTGGTGTAATAGATCCAATTGATACGTTGTCAATAGATCCAATATTAACTGGATTAAGAGTTAATGAGTTAGTTACATTAAGGTCGCTAACTGAAAAATTTGAACTAGTATTAATAGTTAATGTTTGTGTAGTTGAATTTGTAGTTAGATTGATACCTCCAGATGCAACTAAATTAAGTGTATTATTTGAATAATTTAATCCAATTGTGTTTTGACCTGATACACTAATATATGTATAACCGTTCATTATATTGCTCCACAGAAAAGTATTGGTGTTAATTCTTTAATTTTTACCAAATTTGTTTTATTAATTGCAGTACCACTTAACATCAAACTGTTAAAATTTCCAGTTGTTGCGGTTGTACTTCCAAATGATGTATTATCGATAGTGCCAGTAGTTCCTGCAGAAATATTAATAGTTCCAGTGCCGCTAGGTGCAATAGTTACTGTTAGATTGCTAGGTGATAGCGTTGTTGATGCATTGTTTGTTAAATTAGAAAATGTTGCAGGAGCTGGTGTTGTAAGGCCAAAACTAACATTATTAATCGTTGATAATACTGCCGGAGTTGCTGCTACAGAATTAATTACATTTAAATTAGGAGTTGAATTAAGTGTAAATGTAAGAGTATTGGTTAAACTATTAGTAGTAATTCCGATATACCCATCTGTATTCTGTATATGCAACGTTGACATAATAAAATCCGATGCTAAACTAGTGTTTAACGGTACAGTAATAATACCAATGTTGCTAATACTTAAATTTCCATCATCAGCTACATACAATGTGCCGTTTGCTAAATTTGAATTTTGCCAATTTAAAAACGATCCATCTGCGCCGCCTATATTAGATGAGGAATCAGTAACAGTTGGAACTTGTGACGGCATTATTTTTTCAGAATATGTTGATTTTACAATAAGTTTTATATTAACTAACGAATTAGTTCCATCAGTATATGGATTTGCAATTAAATATACCTTTGATGAATCAACAGTTGCAGTAAATTTAACTAAATCTTTTCCTAAATTTGTAATACCGTATATCATTATAGATGCTTGATTAACCCGTGATGTTACAACAATATTAACGTGTTCGATATCATTTATACCATATTCAATTGCAATGTCGTATGTTGCACTTGAAAAATCAGTCACAAACCAGCTGTCTACCACTACATTAGGTGTAACTGTAATTACAGTTCCTTTGTAAGATAGTTTAGGACTATTTTTAAATTTAAGGGTAGATCCTAGTCCAGGTAAAAAATAATTTAAAAAACTCATATATATGCACCATTCATTATCTTATATTTATCAAAAAGCAAGGCGTAAATATTGTTGCTTACTAAATATTTCACAACACGGAGTATATATGAACCGATATTTAAAATATGTTAAAGATGTATGGGAACTGCAGGCAAATCGCAAAGTAATTGGCTTAGAAATATTTGGAGTATTACTTGATAACTCAACTGCATTTACACCTGGTGATCAGTTACAAATATTTGAAGGGGCAGAGTTAGCAATTCAAACATTAGTAAGAAAGGGTTATGATTTTTTAATTATTAGTGGGCAACCTACGTTACGTACTAAGAATTTACAACAACAAGATTTTGAAAATATCATTGGATCAGTAACTGAATTTATTCAACAATCAGGTGGAAGAATAAAAAATGTGTATTTTGCACCTGGTACTGACAAACATGATGACTATGTTAAACCAAACACAGCTATGTTTGATCGAGCACAAAAAGAAAATATGATTATTTGGAAAGATTCAATTTATATTGGTTCGTCAGCTGCTGATGTTAAAGCAGCATCAAAAGTAAAATCATCGCCAGTATTAATTAACAACGGATCAGTAAAACTACCAGTTGGTAGCAATGCTAGTGAATTTCCTAATCTATTAGATTTTGCTAAATCTTTAGATTCAAATATGCAGTAATACTGTAATGTCGTTAGGCACAACTGGAAATTTCATTCTTTCAGGATGCCACACTATACCAGCTAATGAGTTATCAATCCACGATTCACAATACCCCTCTGTATCAACTGCCAATACTGTTGCAGCAGGCGGAGGGTTAGTTATTTGCAATGTATGAAATGAATTAACCATTATGCTAGTGTTATCTATAATTACTATGTGATTAGTATCTGTATGATTATTGCACAACATGATAGTGCCACCTAACAGTTCAGTTAATAAAAATGCACCATGACAAATGCCTAAAACAGGTTTACCTCGTATCATCATTGCAGTAGCTAATTTAATTTCAACTATTCTTCTAATAGATGCATCATTGCCACCAGTAATGATAAAACTATCAAGTGTATCTGCAAGGTAATCAAAATTTTGATCAATTCGATTTTGAATAGCAGTTATTTGATGATCTTTTAAAAATGAATACCAAGAACTATCGAGTGCATCATAAGACAGTCCTTTGTCATACCAAATCCTTTGACTTAACCCTATGTTCATCGATCAGTAAACGGTTTACGACCGTGTCTAATTTCACTATCAAGCCAGTGTGTCTCAATTGATTGTACATATTTAGAATTAGCATCAGTTTCTATAAATTTCATTACTTCATTGCTGTCGTATAAAATAGGAAAATCAAGGATAGAACTTAACCATTTTAGATAGTACGACTTATGTAAAAAGAAGGCTTCGTGATCTATGAAATGTATTTTGTAGTTGCTTGGTACTAAGGTAGTATAATAATAATCCTGAGCAATTGATAGTGTAATTTGGCCGCCTACACGCTCTTGTTGGAGTGAGTTAATGGTTTGATCTCTAACTACGATTGCAATTTCAACTGTTATACCAAACAACGACGCGCGATTGGCTACTTCTAATATCTTTGGAACATATCTTATTCCGTCGTAGAAAAAAGGGCAACTAACATTTGCAAGCCAAAAATCAAATCCATCAAAATCTTGTTCTGTTAATAGTTCTGGATATACCCAAAATTTTGCAAATGTTTCTTGGTCACTAGGAATCCAATAGCTACTTAGTAATTCTTTCCATCCGCCAACGTTAGGATGTGTGCTTAATACTCTACTAAAAATATGATTACCTGATCCTTGCGGCCCTGTTAATATTAAAAGTTTTTTCATTTTGGTAGCTCTTTTAAAGGAATCCCAGTTTTATTACATTGGTCAAGAATATAATTATCAACATAATGTATATATTTTTTATTACTGTCATCTTTAAGTATTTTGTATATACGGGTATCATTGTACGCAATTGGAATATTAAGATTAAGACTTTGTAAATACTTTTCTTTATACAAATACAACAACTCATAACTTAAAAATATTGGCTGCTTAAAAGTAAGTAACTGTTCCATAAACAGCGGAAAGGTATGTTCACTTCTTAATCTAATTTGTTGATTTTCTAAAATAGTTTGATCACGTCCGCAAACTACGATAGTTACATTAACCTTATGTTGTTCAACTGCAGCAGTAAATCCTGCAATATCAGGCATCCATTTATGTTCTTGTATTCCTAATGGGCAACTAATACTAGTAAAGTAAAAATTACTTTGTGACCAATCAAATGTATCTAATAAACTGTGATCTTTCCAATAATTACAAAACGGTTCTGCAAATCTATGTGCTTCCCAATAGTTTTCTAATAATGTTTTCCATCCATATACCTCGGGATGTAAACTAAAAATTTTGCTCCATAAATGATTTCCGGCACCTTGAGGTCCAGTTAACAATAACAGTTGTTTCATAAAACAATATCATCCACAATAATTTTACCCCATTTTTCACTGTGTTGTTCAGTAACACGAAATGTATAATTTTGAGGAGGAATAAACATACTGTTAGTATCTGCAAATTGTGATGTATTAATTGTATCAACCCAGATTACATATGTTGCATCAAAAATATCTCTCATTTCAATCAATGGTGCAACAAAATCGCATATGACAAAATCTATATCTGTTGACAAATCTGCAAGATCTCGCATACGTTTACTTTGACGGATTCTACCTTCTGTACTAAAATCCCAATCATTGTATTGTTCTCGTATAGTGTCTGCATTTAACCATTTAACAAGTTTATTACGGTTTTTTAATTCAGTTACAATGTGTGATGTTAAGTAAGTTTTGCCAGCACCAGGCAATCCCATTACTAAAATGCGTTGTGCTTTCATATTATTATTTTAAAAAAGGTGAAAGAAAGACGGGAGTAACCCCGTCTTAAGTGTATTACCAACCGTATGCGTCGGTAACTAATTGTTTTGCAGCAGGAACTTCGAGTGTATTTTTGCAGCTAATATCAAATAAATCTTTACGCATTTGATCTACAATAGTTGTAACGTATGCTTGTGTAGTTGAATCTACTGCTAATTTTTCAAGTTTCCATCCGCCAATATTAGAATGAAATCCTTCGTCTTTGGCAATTTTCGCATATGATTTACTAATAAAAGTATCTTCAATGCATTCTGCCATTTGATTCCAAACTGCTTCAGCACGGCCTTCGGCAATTAGTTGATATGCAGCTAACGCAAGCGGATCAGTTTCTGCGCCGTATTTTGCTAACAACGATGCACCTTTAGCTGTAGGTTTTGCAGCTTCTGCAGCAATTGCAGCATTAACATCAACAGGCGAACCTTGAATGTGTTCAATTACTTCTTTAACTAGACGAAAATGTACAGCCTCATCATGGGCTTGTTGTGTTAATAATTGCAATTCAACTGGATCAGTATCAGCTGGTAATTCTGCAATAGCTTGGCTAATTTCAACCATATTCATGCGCTCATTAACCATACGACCAATAAAATGGTCAACTAATTCTTCTTGACTTGGGTTACTGTCAAAGTATGCTTTTACATTAATTTGGCTAGCTTTAAATAATGCAGCGTTCTCTTGTTTGATTTTTGCAACAAACTCTTTTCCTGTTAACATATATTATCTCCTTGATAATTACACTATAATACAAAATTTTTGTATTTTTATAATATTATTTATCACATACGGAAAATCATTAATGAATACTAGAATTTTTAATCTAATTATAAAAAATTTAGAACAATCCTTCAATTTACCAAAATATAACAATACAAGACTTGAATTAAATTCAAAAAGTGTTATAAACGAATTACCATGGACTCCTGCAAGATATCTTAAATTTCAAAATACAATTAAACAAGAGTTAAATTTTGATACAGTAGATGTTAATGGCACGATTGACACAGTTGTAAATGCATTAGATGCTCGATATTTAAATAGATTTTTTGGTGAAATATGGAAACCAAAAACTGAAGCATACACATATAGCGGTTGGAATCTAGTTGATGAAATTAATAACCAACAGCCTAATGCAGTGTTAGACGTTGGTTGTGGATATCATCCATTTAAAGGAAGAATACACAATTTAATAGGTATCGATCCGTATAATAATTGTGCTGAATATATGGTTGATATTTTAGACTTTAATATTACAGAATTGTTATTTGATCATATACTTGTTTTAGGATCGTTAAATTTTAATTCGCACGATGATATTGATCAAAGATTTTCAAAAATTGTGTCGTTGCTTGCTCCAAATGGCAAAATTTATATTAGAGCAAATCCAGGTATATTACATCCAAATGGACCATACGTAGATATTTTTGCATGGTCATTTGAAATTGCATATAATTTTGCAAAGCAATATAATCTTTCATTAGAAACATTTAAAAAAGATAATAATAATCGATTATTTTTTGTTTATTTAAAAAAATAAAGATAGATTAATCCAGGAATTATAATAAAAAACTGTGGAATAAAATTGAATAGTAATGCAGGTTCTTTCCATCTGTATCCTACATATATCCATCCACTAGCACCAATCATTTGTAGTATGCTATTCCACGGAGTAAGTCCTAATACATGAAAAATCATAGCAGTTAGAATAGTAGCTGCACTTGCGTATTTGATATACCAGACGTGATCTCTCATTTTACAATTGCTACTAATATATCTGGCCAAGTTTGTGTAAACTCTACTGTTTGATTAAACTGTTTACTAAGCCACTGAGGTGTAAAATATTCCCATGTTACATTATGCTTATATCCAAATTCTAAGATATTATTATTTTGTATAGTAATCTCTGCTAGCATTTTAGCGTGATTTTTATACCAACTATAATTAGGATAACTAATTTGAAATCCCCCTGCTTCAAACCACCATGCATAACTACTTGCATCGGGTCGATATACTAACATAATCCAATCATTAGGATACACTTCTTTAATACTATCTAATTTATACGCCCAATCATGACTTTTAATAAGTCTAGTTCCGCCCGGAGTTAACCAAGCGGAATCTAAATAATTAGGATCATCTAAACATGAATCATATTCCATTTCTTTTCCAAAATACGCACCAACGTGACCACTAAATGCATGATGCGTATATTGTTTATCTACAGATCTATCCGATGTGTTAAAGCTAGTAATACTATCTTCAATAGTACGTGCTATACCACTCCATCTACTACCCGGCACACCTGTAAAAAATATGCGTTTATTGTTTAGATAATAATTTTCCAATTTCAGGTAACCATAAGTATTTTAAATCTGATTTTCTTAAAGTGTCTAATGCTTCTTTAACTGTTTCGACTAGTGGATCACCTGCTAGATTAAAGCTAGTATTAAACAAGATTGGAATATCTTTAATTTTATCAAACTCACTAATTAATTCGTAATAATGTTTATTTTGTTTAGATGTTACAGTTTGAATTCTGCAAGTCCCGTCAACATGTGTAATTGCAGGAATAAGACTTTGTTTATCTTCTAATACATTTACAGCATACATCATAAATGGGCTATCAGTTCTTGATCTAAAATCAAACCAATCATTTGCTTTTTCAGCTAATACTGTTCCTGCAAATGGTCTAAACCATTCTCTATGTTTAACTTCATTTACTATATCTTTACCATTAACAACTGATGGATCAAACAAAATACTTCTGTTACCTAGTGCGCGAGGACCAGCTTCTGATCTACCTTGATATAAACATACAATATGTTCATCTGCAATCAATTTTGCAATATCTGCTGCAGTTGTGTCAGTTACATCAAAGTCAGTAAAATCAATGTCTGTATAATTTGCAGAATTATCAGGTCCAATGTATAAACTAGTTAACGGTGCTTTAACGCTGTCCTGTGTCATTGTTCTGTATACATGCTGGCATGCACCCATTACATTACCGCCGTCGTGACTTACAGGCTCATGATAAAATTCAACATCTGGAAACTCTTTTAAGAATTCATAGTTTGCAACACAATTTAATACAAAACCACCTGCCATTACAATTTGTTTTTTACCAGTGATCTCAATCGTTTTTCTAATAAGATTGCTAACTCGTTCTTCGGCTGATTTTTGCACTGCATACGCCAAGTCTTTTCTAAAATCATCAATTAAATTTGGATCAGTATGCCACGATGTGTCACCTTCATGTTCTTTTAACTCTGGATTTAAATCACATCTAATAACGTTACCTGCAGGAAATTTAGGTTTAATTAAGTTTCTATTACTAAATCTGCCTTCGTGTATTTTAATAGAGTCATTTGGCTTGCCATATGGTGCAATACCCATAGTTTTCCCAGCTTCAATAGCATGAAATCCTAAGTATTGTGTAACTGCTTCGTATGTTTTTGTAATGCCGTGTCCGTCTGAAATTTCTATTTCACAGTCGTCGTCTTGTAACGACAGACTATCTACAAGATTAGTGCCATAGTTTACTAAATGCTTCTTGATGCCTGCAGGATACGACAATGACCAAATTGATTCTACTTCCCATGTATCATGTTGTATTTGTTCAAAATCTGGAATATTAATTCCGCTACCGGCTCCATCAATCACTATTGCAGCAGCATCATCAAACCCTGAATTATAAAACGCAGTTACTGCATGAGTCATATGATGATCATCACCTAATTTGATAGTTTCTACAGGAATTCCAGGTTGTTTTTTTCTAACTAAACACGTATATGCATCTTCAGCAGTCCACGGTACTTTCCCAAATGCATTGCTAGTGCCGCATAATATAACGAAATCAATATGATCAGTATATTCAAATGCTTTTTCAATACCTAAAAACGGATTACCGTCGTATTTTAACCGACTTAATCGATCTTCTTCAATATAAAAGATTAATTTACTATCTTTATATAATGCTGCTGACCCATTATGGCCAACATTAATTCCTAATAACCACATGTATTATCCTTTTGTTGTTTTCTTAATATGTGCTTTGATATTTTCAATTACAGATTTAAGCTCTTCTTTGCTAAAATCCATAATTGTATCATTCATTCTATCAGCTTCTTCTGAAGCAAATCCCGCAATCCTAATTGGACTATATTGGCGAACTGCATCTTTTTTCTCAATAATATTAAAATGTTCCGGATAGGTAATATTAATAGGGAACGTACTTCCACATACAATTGTACCCGGTTTATTAAATGAATATGCAATATGTTGTCCAACACTATCACAGCCAATAAAATAATCAGTTGCTTCAATAATTGCTGCCCAAATACGCAATGACATTTGTTGGTCAGGTTGAAATATTGGAAGATTAACTACATTTAACTTATGTTCACCCATATACATAATGTTATAATCTTTTGATAATTCTGCAACTAATTCCATAAATGTCGATTGTTCTAAACTACGAGAACTTTGATCATAAACAATACTGCTGTTACTTAAACTACTTGATCTTCCAAATGGCTGTATTACAATAGTTTTTTCTTTTTTGTGCTGTTGAACCACCTGACCAATGATCTCTAATGCCATCATTTCTTCTGATTTATTTAAGATTAGTGTAGGTTGAACATTTTTGTTAATTCTTTCACCAATAATTTCCCACCAAAAACTTTGTTGAAGACTAGATCTCTGATTATAGTATTCGTAGTCGCGATATGGTTCAGGGCTAACACATTGGTTATCCTTAATTAGATTTTCAAAAAGTCCTTTGTGATTAACATCCCATGCAACATGTTGCAGTATTGGATGGCCCATATAAAATTCCATACCGCCTTCGCATATAATGCCGCCTAACTCACTACGACGGTGGCTTTCTTCTAATGCAGGAATGCTAGCAAGTACGCGTCCGGCACCGCCGTTAATAAAAAATATTTTCTTCATGTTATCCTTTTAATATGCTTAGTTAATTTTATTTATAATCTCATATCTTATTATACAGTACTATTGACTGCGTGTCAATCAGTAAATTTTCATTTTAATTGTTCCTTATCAGTAATAATAGCTATATACTGTATTACTAGATTTTTGTGAGGGAAATATGAAAAAAATTATAAATGCGTTTGCCGTGCCTGTGTTAGAAGCAATTATACCTGACGCTAGCACTTTAAATAAATCATTACATCTTAAAATACAAACATTGTTTGATACAATTGATGATAAACGATTACTTAGTCACTATTGGCATAGTAATATTTTAACAGATATTGCAGCAGATGTTGGCTATAGTTCATTCAATCACGGAAATCTTATTGACAATGAAAATTTTAATGATTTTTTTACCGCAATTTCTCCAATAATTACAGATTTTTTTAATCAATTAGACTTTAATCAAACTTGGAATTTTACAAATGCATGGGCCAATGTTTATCCGCATGGTTCATTTGTCCCTCATCACAATCACGGTACTGCACATTGGAGCGGTAGTTATTATGTAAATGCTGCTGAAAATTGCGGTGATTTAATCCTGTTAGATCCTAAAGAATATGCGTTAAGTAACGAACCATCGTTTACTAAGTGGCGAGGAAATATGACATTTCCTATTAGTGTAGTTCCTGGCAAATTAGTAATTTTTCCCGGATACTTAAAACACGAAACTAACCCTAATTTATCGTTGGAAGATAGAGTTATTATTAGTTTTAATATTTTATGCCAGTGACTAATATTTTTTTTAATCCAATTTTCCCACAAGTGCTAGAAACACAATTGTTGTTAGATTTAGATGTAAAAGCACGTATGATTGATACAGTGATATCGCAAAAAGATACAGCAAATTACCATGGCGGATATACTTTTCATATACAGGATAATTTTGGTGATTTTAAGATACTCTATAATTTCTTTTTTGATACTGTTACAACTTTATTTGGGAATGTAAAATTATCTCCAATACATAAAACATGGTGTTGGGCTAATGTCTACAATACAGAAACTTTTAGAACTAATGCACATAATCATATTAAAACTAGTTCTATTAACGCAATATACTATTTAACAATGCCAAAAGATATTAATAGTACCGAAGGGGGTTTGAATTTGTACACTACTAACTCAGAAGTTATCCAATTTCAACCTGACGAAGGTGATTTATTAATTATGCCAAATCACACAGTACACGAGCCGTTATTTCATAGTAGTTTCAATTATAGAATTGCTATCAACATGGAAATGTGCATTGAACCCAGCATAAATAACTACTTTACAGAAGAAAAAATATATGCAAATGCAAAACCAAAGTTATGAACAAATTGTAGTAATTAGTAAAACATTACTAGATAATGCACAATGTAATCAACTAATTGATAAACATGATACTATACAATTAGAAAATGTAGTACAACAGACACATAGAAACGTTCGGATTGCAAACATTGATATTACAGATATTCCGTTTTTAATAGATAGTCTTAAGTTTATTAACAGCAATCATTTTAAATTTGATTTAGATTTTAACTATATCGATTGTTTTTTTGGTAGGTATGATACAGGTATGCACTACAACAGTATGCACATGGATTGTATATCCGGAGATGTTCAACGTAAATTATCGTTTTCATTGTTATTAAACGATAACTTTCAAGGAGGAGAATTTATAACACTAACTGAGTCAACTGTAACCTGCCAGTCTGGAAAATTGTTAATTTTTCCTTCTTTTTTACCGCACAAAGTATCAATTGTTGAAGAAGGTTCAAGGTATGCTATCTTTGGGTGGGTGTATGGTCCTAACTTTAAGTAATATTCTGCATCTCTAATTTACTTAGATACAAGTTTGCATAATTAGTAGCAGTTTGTATATCATAATGGTGGTGATCTCTTGCAAAATCAATCTGCGGCTGTTCGGGAAAAAAGGTAATATCGTGTGTTGTTAGTTTATTGTATATAAATTCTGCATCATCAGTTCTTGCAAATTTAGGAATAAATGAATGTACTATTTGAGTAAACGGATGATTATCGATATTAAGTATGTTGTTTATACAATTTTGTTTATCTAATTCCTGCATATCTGCAAACTGTTCTCGACCGCCTTCAGGCTTAATAAAATGAATTTTTCGATCCTCGTCGATCAACGAGGTATCTGTGCTTTCTCTTCGATGACAATAACTCCATTGTATTAAAATAATTTTTGGACTAAAATTATTAATAATAGCGTGTACACGTCTCGCAATCCAATCATTACTAGCTCCATTCATACTAACGTTTACTGTTCTTTTTCCTGTTTGTTCTCCTACAAGATTGACCCAAGTTTCGTTGTACGGTTGGCCAAGTCCTACTGTAAAACTGTCACCTACACACCAAATAACATCAGTTAAATCCAAAGGCCATTCTTCATCTCGATAACCAAAACTATTATACACATACAGAATACTTTTTTCATACATTTTATAATGTATAACGTCTCTACAATGCTCTAAACTGTCAATACCGCAGGTTGCGTCAAACTCGTTTGCAGTAGTAGTTAATATAAATTCGTTAAATACATTCATTTATGATTATACCAAGTTTCTAATTCAGTTAATGCAGTGTTACCTAACTTTTCTAAGGATAAAAACTTTCCTATCGAAGATTTATTGCTCCAATCATTATACGTATTCAAACATTCTTTAAAATTCTTTACTAATAGTGATTTTTCTGCTAGCGTTTGTAACTTAATAGGCATCCCTGCAATTAAAGTTCTGTCGTCTACTAAATTATATATTGTTTTATAGGTATTTAAATAATTTGTTGAATTTGTAGTTAAGAACTCTTGATGAGCTACACTTAGTCCAGGTCGTGTCATTAGTTGATTCATATTCATCGATAATAATGGCCGGTGAATAGTATTTGAATTTTCTAAAAGAAGAGTGGATGGAACCTCTGTAGAAAAACCGCTCATATCACTGATAAGATAATGGCATGCGTTCCAATCTTTCCAAGAAATGCCATAATGATCTGCCCAACTTACGCGGTGATGGTTGATTGGAAATATGTCAAGATTGTCTACGTAAGACTCAAGATCTATTACATCTTTTTCATAATTAAATATTGAATTTATTGCAAAGTGATTATCAGTCCATTTTAGATAATTTACATATTTGTCTAGATAATTTTTAAATACTTCTTGATCTATAGTAATTTTCCGTTGGTATAAATCCTTAAATACACTAATTTTTTCTTGATGGTCATACACGTTTAAGTGTTTTGAAAACGCAGCTATACACCAACTTAAAGCATGTTCGAACAAATTTTGTCTACGGGCACTAATTATAAAAAAATTGTCATTAATATATTGATAAAAACTTAGTTGATCTTTTAATAAATCTTGTCTATTTAAAATATGATATTGTGCTAATCTTGATACTTTGTAATGGTCTACACTACTTAATAATTGTGTTATTTCTTCAAGTGTTTGATGGTATCCCCAATTAGATTTTTCAGGTTTTCCTAATACTTGTTGGTTATATTTTGTTGAATGATATGATTCAATTCCGTTAGTGAGTTCGTGTAAATTAATAACTGGGTGTTGATAGTCATATTGTTGCATAGTCACTGTAATATACTTTTGCAGTAAACTTGATCCTACTCTGTCGGGTGTTAATATTATAATATTCATGTTATGTTTCTGGCATAGTTGGTTGAATTATTCGATATAATTCTAATTCATTTACTAGTTGTTGTTTTATCTGCATAGTCCATTCTGCTTGTAAAAAATTTTCAATAACATCAATTAAGTGGTTAGCATTAGCATATTTTATATATTGATCATATTCTATAGTTAGCACTCGACTTGCAAACTTTTCTAATATTGCACTTTTTATGTTTGAAAGTTCTATTAGACTAGATATCCATTTTAAATTAGTAAGTGCCGTTAGATCAATATTTTCTAAATAAGTCTGTTCAATATCAAAATTTTTGCAGTAATCATTACATATTTTTTCAAAATATATTAAATTTCCTTTTAATACTTTATGAATAAAATTAAATGTGCATAACGGAATGTGTTCATCTTTAATTTCAATCTGTATTACTTTACTATTAGGAAATGCTTCTAAAAATATGTTAATATCTTGGCAATGAATAGATATAGTATGGATTATTTTTTCTTCTTTGTAAGGATTGCTAATTAATGTATTTCTAAGGTATTCTATTTTATCAGACTGAGACATAGTTGATTCAGTCTGATATAAAATAGATTGATACGTGTCGTCTAATGAAATTGTACAAAAGTTGTTTAACGATGTAATTTTAGTATTAGCATGCCCTGACCCTCTCGCATTCTGTTTAATAGACTCAGTCGGATTAAATGCTGTATAAAGTAATGATGTTAAAAACCAACCGCCTGCACCGACCGGGTATTGTACAAATAATATTGGAATTGGTAAATTAAAAAGTTGTGTCATATTGTATTTAACTATAAACTTTATCAACTCAAATAAAAAGGCGATTGTTCGCCTTTTTATAGAATAATTTACTTTTTATGGTCTAGCAAATAAAGGAACCCATTTTTCAGGTATAATTAATGCACAATCATTTTCCATAGAATATGTAGCACTGTTGTCTGAATTTGTTGCTGTAATTTCTACTGCAATATGCTGCGGAGAATCGGTTTTTTGAAACGTATGTTTAAAATTTGGACCTTTAGACATCATCATATTACCGGTACCAGTAGTTAACTGGAATTCTTCTATTGGCGTTTGTAGGTTAGTTATTCTAAATTTCGTTGGACTAACTACAGAATGCACAACATACGATGTATGTTTATCAACACCACCAAATACTGGATTCATAAACGTTACTAGGTCACCAACTGATAACCACACCGTTGTTGTACAAGTTAATTCATTAGTGTCACTATTAGTAGACGTTACTTTAGTAGAATAATTAACACCGTCAATAGTAATACTCCATGAATCATATATTCCTGCAACATTTGAATCAAACAACACTTCGCAGGTATCGAGCATTGGGTCATTGCTAATTGAAGCATCTATACGACACGATGATGGTCCAGGTGGCAGTATAGGAGTTTCTGCCACCTGCTCTTCTAGCCACTGTCCGCCCGAAATCCACTCATCATTTTTAAATTTCCAGCCCACGTTAACGTACTCCGGAACTTCTTCCCAATATCCTAAAATATCATTTTTTGCAATTGCATCCGGATGCCACAACCCTGCCGGATCCTCATCGTGCGTTTGCATAATTTCTTTGTTTACTATTTTTGCCCAAATCATTTAAATCTCCTAATTATTAAATTATATGTCATTTCCAATATAAAATTGCCATACCTGTACCAGCAGTATTAACACGCCAGTCTAAATCACATGGCGGGAATGCAAGTGCAGGACCTGTACCATTACACAGGTTATAAGATCCGCCCCAACATACACATAGCAAGTAACATCTTACCATGCCGGCTCCTCCGCCTTTTCCAGCTTTACTTGACATCCAGCCTATGTCAACTCCGCCGGCGCCACCAAGTGTGCCTGCACAGTGTGTAATGTAGGGAAACAATTGATCTTGCATCTTGTCTGCACAACATATTTTTCCAGATAACCCTAAACAACACAATAAATTCCAATTTACAGATGACGCACACGCTGCTCCAGCCATTTGGTTTGGTATGTTCATTGATGTCACTTCGCAACAGTAATAAGCAATACCGCCAGTACCTGCACCTTCGCCTGCGTCATGCCATGCGTTTCCTGCAATTCTCGGACCATGATTCCAGTTATTACATGAACGATAGCAAGCACCGTCCATAAAGCTCACACCGCTGCTACCGCTGCCGCACATGGCATGAATGTCATGCCATGTATAACACTTTGGCTGTGGACCATGCTCTTGATAATAATTTACCGCGCCAAAGCAGCCAGTGTGGTACCACATAAATCGTGAACCGCGTCCTTCGTCATTATCGTAACCGCCCCAACCGCCGCTGCCATTAAAATATTGGCCGGCGACACACATTCCCCTAAACCCTACATTTCTAGCATAACATGTGTCGCACATTTGAAGTTTAGTACCGCCACCACCGTCTGCTGTCCCCATAAAATAAAATTTTCGTCCGCCTGGATAACCTTGATTACAACGTTCGTTTGTGCAAATGCAATTACACACTGACTGCATTACGCCTTTTTTACAAATATATCCAATTCCACCGCCTCCGCCTGCAACTGGACCATATCCGCCGCCTACAATCTGGTCTTCGTAGTATGCGGTACCGCCACTCCCGCCGCATGCCCAAATCCAGGATCCTGCCGATCCGCCTCCGGGCGCGTGGCCGGTGCAACATACTGCACTATTATCAGGTTGATATGTTATACCGTAACCACCGAAAACTACACAATAACCACAACACGTAGTTATATTAAAACAGTTGCCAACTCCGCAATACGTACCGCTAGCATATCCACAACCTGGTGCCCCTCCATTGCTATTCCAATCTCCGCCTGTAGCAGCACCTGGGTTATTACATACAGCGCCGCCGCCTGTTAGAGTTCTAGCAGTTGCACTACTATTTGTATATGCAATGGTTGTATCTTGAGACTGACGACCTACTACGATTGTTACAGTGCATCCTGATGCCACTGTGTCAGTCCGCTCTACATAGCCTCCGCCGGCTCCTCCAAAGTTGTAAGTAGCAGAAGCTGCGTAAGAAGCTTTCCCTCCTCCGCCAACTGCAATTGCACGTAAACACGTTATACCAGCCGGAACTGTAAATGTATAACTTCCCGGTGTATCAACAATTATTCTATTTTGCCAGCAACTGTTATTATCCTGTGAGTACTTTTGTCCAGAAACTTGATAACAAGTTGTATTTACAATAGTACTACACGTGTTTGATTGTGCTGACCCTGTACTAATATATCTTCCCATATTATGATTCCCTGTAATATATAATTGCCATGCCGGTTCCTGCGTTGCTTACCATTTGGTCTAGTAAACATGGCGGGAATGCTAACGGTGTACTTGCAACCTGGTTACAACAATTAAATGCACCGCCGTAACATATACATAAAATTTGATTTTTAGATTGGCCGCCGCCGCCACCTTTTCCGGCTTTGCTAGTATAACCGCATATACCTACTCCTCCACTGCCACCTAGTGTACCTGCACACGTAATAAAGAATGGAAATAACCCATCTTGCATAAGCCATGCTTGGTCGCATTGTCCGCACATACCTAATTGGCAAATCTTTAACCAATTTAACATGTTATAACCAGAGCTGCTCATGTATCCTATGCCTAAATCATCCATGCTTTCAGCATCACACTTGTATAATGAAAAACCACCTGTTCCTGCGCCTTCGCCTGCATTTCGCGGGCGAGGTGTCGAGTTAGAGTCATAAGGGTAGCATGATGAGCAATATAACAAGCCAGTTCCGGGTGATCCTGATCCTGATATATTTTGTATATCCCATTGCTGTTGATTTAAAACACACACATTCTGCGGTGCAGAAGATGCACATCTCGGTTGAGAAATTTGTCCCATACAGCGGATACCAAATGGATATACACAGTTTCCCTGATATCCCCATTCAAATTCCCATCCGTATGTGCTACTCTCATCAGTAAGGCCTCCTGGTCCGCCGTCACCTGATTTCCAGTAACCCCATGTACAAGTTTGCGTTGTGCTGCGGCATGAAAAATTACAACGGGCTTCCGAACCACCACCGCCTTGATTACTAGTAGGGTAATTGTAACACGGTTTTGTGGCTTCGCAACAAAACCAGACAGTGCATATACAATTGCAACAAGGGTAATGCCAAACTGGAATATTGCAACATACGTCACCTATACCAGCGCCACCGCCGGCAACACTGCTGGATACGTATTGACAGATACAACTTGCACATCCTCCAGTGAGTGCTCGAGGCGAGCCTGCTGATCCGCCGCCTGCAAATGACGCTGCGCAATCACCGCAAGTTCCGGTAGGGTTGCACACATACGCTATGCAATAACCACAACAGTTAGCAAAACAAGTATAGAAACATTGAGTACCATGACTATAACTGCCGCCGCAGTAGGTACATCCCCAGCCACCTAATCCTCCAGTGCTGTTCCAATCACCGCCTGTAGCTACTCCTTGAACACATCCAGCTGCGCCGCCGGCGGTGTGGACAGCAACTGAATTACACGCTAGTGTAGTATCTTGCTCTTGTCTACCTACTACTAGGTTAAATGTAGTTGTGCCTGCAGTTACTCCGTGACATTTTTCACTGTATGCGCCACCTGAGCCTGCAGAAGAGCAGCAGGTTCCGCCGCCAAAGCTAGTACCGCTACACTTAGGCTTACCGCCGCCCCCGACTAATACGGTCCTGACACAAACTGCATTAGTTGGTGCAGTCCAGGTATAACTACCAGGGCGATCATACACTACTTTATATTGCCAACATTGCTTACCATCGTAATAAGCCTTTGCAGCTGTTACTACAGGAACAGCCTTTTCTGCGATAACTGTTGTTACGGTTATTGGGACAAATCTTCCCATATTATTCTCCCATTAAACTGTGCTTGTTTCAATACCGTACACTACAGCATTGACACCAGTAGTACTTGAATATACTACTAAGTATTTGTTTGTTGCATCCAACACTAAACCAGTACGTTCTAACACCGAGTTAGCAGGAATAGTAACACCATATTCAAGAAATGCGTTATCTACTGGAGCAGTATTACCTGCTGCTGATGTTGTTGTTAATGCTACACGAACTTGAACTGATGTTGCGTTTCTGTTACAGATCGTAAGTGATGCAACTGTAAATGTTGTAGCAGGGCAAGTATACACGTTTGTGTATGTAGTTGCCGCTAAGTCTGCTACGCCTAATCTTCCTGATGCCATGTTTATTTATTCTCCAATTATGTTAAAAAGTATGTTAATGCCATTGGTGAGCCATCAACGCCGCCAATAAAATAAAGTTTAGTTGTTACGTTAATTTGAACACCTGTTGTAGTTGAAATTGTATTACCTGAAAGGTAAAGAACACCTGCAGTTAATGTATTTACATTCAAAGAGCTACCACCGCCACCTATTTGACTTGAAATATATGCTTTAATAGCTTTTTGTGTCGGAACAACATTGTCGCTGTTTAAGGTAAAGTACGGATCAGTTGAGAACGAAGTAATAGTAGCACTTGTTCCGCCTAATGTTACTGCACCTAGTGTCAACTGATTTAATCCTGCAATGTTAAACGAGTCTGCATTTAATGTTGCAACACCAGTTGATTGTTGTACTGAGAACAAGTTACCAACGTTAAAGTTACCGTCTTGGTCAGTACTAGTAAAGAATACACGCCCACCACCATATTGAACAGTTTGTTTTGTACTATCAACAGCTAAACTAGGTGTACCTGGGTAATTAGTATTTGTTATGTTGCCAGTACCAATATTTAAAAAGTCATGTCCAGTTAATCGTACTTGACTGTACTTAATACGCAATGTTGTATCTGTTATATGCGCAGGTGCAAGTGTAATTGTCATGCTTGGACTAACTTGGAATGTTGCATTGTATGGTGCAATGCCACCGCCTGAACTTAGATAGTTAGTAACTGCTACTAGTTTGTACACTGTTGAGTTACCTGTAAATACTATATTTGATCCAGCAGTTGGTTGACTAGTTAACCCAGATACGTTAATATAATTACCAGTTTGATACATATCTGCATAACCATTACCTGATACAGTTGCACTTGCAGTTGCAAATTGCGTTCCTCTGTTCGTAAAAGTTGGATTAGCTAGCGCACCTACACCTGTTCTAACTGTATAAGTAAATGCACTTGTAGCATTTGAATCAGTAATAGTTAATGTCGGTGCTGATGAATAACTGCTGCCTGGTTCAACGATTCTAAATTCACCGATAGAACCAGTTGATACTTTTACACGACCTTTAGCAGTTGCACCTAATGTTAAGTATATACCTGATGTATTTCCTTGTGGCAAAATTGGCCACGTTGGAATATTATTAGGATTTCCAAATGCAATTGCAAACATTAGAGCATTTACTGGAAGTGATCTAGATATCCAAAATAACCCATCTTCCGATGACAATGCGCTAGCTGGTGTAGAACTAGGTATAGTAACAAATACACCTTGTCCATATCTAACTTTTGACCAGTTTGAACTTACGGGTAAAGTTACACTATACCATGTAATACCGTCTAATGAATATGCTGCTGCCGTACCGTTTGCTACTGCAACAAATCTTCCATTACCGTATGTAACACTTGTCCATCCTGCATTAGTAGGTAATGTTGACGAAGTCCATGATGTTCCGTCATTAGTTGAATATGCAGCAACAGTTCCGCTTGTTCCAATTGCAACCCATGTTCCGGCACCGTATGCTACGGCAATCCATGTAGCAGATGGTAATGTACCAGTTGCGGTCCATGAGGTTCCACCATTAGATGAAATATTAGCGGTGGTTGACGATGCACTACCTAGTAATGTTATAAATTTCCCATTACCAAATGCAATACTTGACCAGGTTCCTGATACAGATAATGTACCCCCAGTAGTCCAAGTTGTTCCACCGTTAGTTGAGTATGCAGTATTATTAGATCCATTTTGTACAACTACCCATGTACTAACACTACTAACTACACCGTACGCAACAGAAGTCCACGATCCTGTTGGCAATGCTCCGCCTGCTGACCATGATGCACCAGTTGTACTTATATATGTTCCTGTACTTGCTTGAACTGCAACAAAGTTACCACCTGCCCCTTGTCCTGCATATGTAAAGTTGTTAATTACACCACTTGCTACGTTAGTTACAGTAACGTATAAGTTGTTACTAAGGTCTGGTAAGTATGAAGCAGATGTTGCACCATAAGACACAGCAACAAATTTACCATTTCCATAGGTAACTGATTGCCAGTTAGCAGCACTTGGCGACGTAGCAGAAACCCAAGTAATGCCATCTGTTGAATATGCTGCTGCAGTTGAACTATATGCTACCGCAACAAATTTACCGTTTCCGTAAGTAACTGATTGCCAGTTAGCAGCACTTGGTAACGCATTAGCTGCAAACCATGTAATACCATCTGTTGAATATGCTGCTGCAGTTGATGAACCATTTGCCACTGCAACAAATTTACCATTTCCATAGGTAACTGATTGCCAGTTAGTAGCACTCGGTAACGCATTAGCTGCAATCCATGTAATACCATCTGTTGAATATGCTGCTGCAGTTGAACTATTTGCCACTGCAACAAATTTACCGTTTCCGTAAGTAACAGATCCCCAGCTAGCAGCACTTGGTAACGCATTAGATGCAAACCATGTAATACCATCTGTTGAATATGCTGCTACAGTTGCACCATACGCTACCGCAACAAATTTACCATTTCCATAGGTAACTGATTGCCAGCTAGCAGCACTTGGTAAAGCATTAGCTGCATTCCATGTAATACCATCTGTTGAATATGCTGCTGCAGTTGAAGCGTTTACAATAGCAACAAATTTGCCATTTCCGTAAGTAACAGATTCCCAAGTAGTAGAACTTGGTAGCCCAATGCCAGGAGTAAGCCATGTAATACCATCTGTTGAATATGCTGTTGCAGTTGAACCATTTGCCACTGCAACAAATTTACCATTTCCGTAAGTTACTGATATCCAGTTAGCAGAACTTGGTAAACCAAAAGATGCAGAGAATGCAGTGGTATGACCAACTCCACCTAAGTTTGTTCCAAGAACTGTAACAACATCCCCAATTTTATAATTGGTTCCACCTGAACCAAGCGCAGCAGAATATGTGTTGCCCGTTCTAGTTACAGTAATTGTTGCACCAGAACCAGAACCGCCAACCGTTGCAACAGTTGTATAAGTAGCATAGATATCACCATATGCTATGTCAACCCATGAATTTGATGCAATTGTATTAGTATTAGTACTGTATGTTGGCGAAGCAAAAACAATTCTTGGTTCAATAATGTAACTAGTTGTAACGTCTAATGCTGCAACAGCCGGAGTACCACTAATTGCATGATCCCACCCTGCAGCATGAACTGCTACAGTTTGCGCCGATGTATCACTTGTAATATCAAATACAGTACCAGCAGCAATCGTACTAATACTAAATTGTGTAGTACTTGAAATAGTTTTAACATAGTACAACGTATTTGCTGAAATATTAGCAAGAGCAGCACTAAAATAAACTGGCATATTTGCGGTTAATGTACTTGTGCTTGCAACAGTAATTAAATCAGAACTTGCGGTTGTTGCAGTTGCAGTCATACTTGGGAAACTTTCCTTTGCAACTAGCGCAAGTTTAGTACCTGAGTTGTAGTTAACAATATAACCACTTTGTCCTACACCTGTGCCACTTAATAACTGGATTCTCATACCTGCATAAGCACTACTAATTGCGCTATCAACCGCAGCAATTGTAATTTGAACAGTGTTACCATTTTGTGCTGTATTTGTTGAAGTTACATAGTTTGCACCATTAGTTAATAGTCTTGTTTCAAATACTGCGTTATCTCTAAATTCGTTTCCTGTAGAAACAACACCATAACCTGACCCGCTAAATGCATAAGTTGCAGTATTATAACCTGTACCAGCATTTGAATATTCTACACGATAAATTTTATTAACTAAATCAGTAACAACATTAGTAATTAATGCTTGATTAGCACGGTTGTTAACGGTTGCAGTTAATGCAGTTTCAGATGAATCAACTCCTTCTGCAACGGTTCCGTATGTTCCGTATGAACTGTTACCATTTGTAGCACGAATTTTGCCACCATTTTCTGCTAAGTATCCAATGTGGCCATAGTATGAAAACACAGATACTAATTCAGTTAATGAACTAGTACCAGTACACCAAACACCAATACCATCACTTAATATCTGAGTAAAATCATTTGCTACAACTGATCGGTTACCGCCATTATGCAGTGTTCCGTCAATTTTTAAACCAGTACAACCAGTTCCGAAAGTTGTTACGTTTTGTATATACGGTGAACGTGATGTAATCCAAGTGCGATTGTCTGCTGCACCCCAACCTGGATCTAAACTAACATATGCACCAGCACTTGGACGTTTTGTTCCATAAGTATTTGCAGTGCCTAACGTACCAGTTAACCCTTGTACTGTCATGTTACGTAACCCAGTTGCATTACGAACATAGAACATATCTTCAGTTATTGAAGTTTGTACACACCGTCTGTAATAACGAGCAGCTAATAATGTTTTATAATTGCCAGTATAAACTAAGTCATATTTTATTGCGTTTACTAACACTCTAACATCACGCGCACACGTTGCAGAAACATATGATAGTGTAACGGTAAATGACATGCCAGATGTTGCTGTCCATGTTAGTGCAGTACCGCCCGATGTTGCAGCAACAGTTAACACGTTAGCAGCTGAAGTTTTAACATAATAAACAGTTCCAACTACAATGCCAGAAGAACCAACAGTACCACTAAACACTACAGGCATACCGACTGCAAAGTTAGTAGAGTTTGCAACTGTGATATTACCATTTGTAGCAGTAGCTGATACAGTTGTACTGTATGTATAATTGGTATACGCAACTGCTTCTTGAGCTAAAAATTCTTTATTTGCTTCTAACACTTCTACTGCATCATAATATGCTTGTGTAGCAGTTGGTGTATTTGTGCCAACTAATGCAGGAGCAGAACCACTACTGTTAATATACCAGTTGATATAAGCAATATAATTTGTTAATAATGCCGCCGCCGCCGTACCTACTGTTGAATTACTTGCAGGACGTGTAGTAACTGGAGTTAATGGATTGCCTGTGGTAGGAGTAACTGTTAAATTTTGTACTAAGTTTGATATAATACTTTGTAATCTAGTTACCGTTGCTATACTATAAGTTGTATCAGTAGTTGCAATTGATGTACTCTTTGGTCTAATATTAGATGAACGTAATTCGTCACCAACAATTGCAGTATTTGCAGGAACAATAATAGGTAATGTTTCATAGTAAATACCAGTTTTGACAAAAATTGTATAGTTAGTATTAACTACTGCTGGAATATTTGTAGAAACACCTGCGGTGATTGCATCAGTGATTACTTTAACTAGGTTAGTAACTAATGTAGTAACACCAGTTTCTAATGTTTTTGTAGAATCACTAATCCGTGTAACAGTTGCTTGATATGTTGTACCTGGTGCAGAGTTTGCAATAACTGAGTTAATAACAGACACCATTTGATTATAACCTGCAACATCTTGTGTTTTTTGATTAGCTAATTGAGTATATGTACCGCCCACATATGCTTGTGCAACTGCTACCGAACGTGCATTACCGCCATGTGATAAATCGTATACTAACGCGTCGATAACATACCCAACGTCACGTTGACATGTTGCTTGCACATACGTAAAACCTACAAATGGCGCAATATTATTTGTAACTTGATAGTTAATCCATGCAATTATCTCACTTTGGATATAACTTCTATTTCTTGAAAGCAAATATGAGCCATTTGGATTTAATGGGCCTGCGTCAACTTGTTCAGCTGCATACCGAACAGTTAGCCACGGACGATCTAAAGTAACACCATAGTCAGGTGCAGGAGTGTTTGTTCCGGTCGGTGCAACATAGTAAACCTGATCAATAATACCAAAATATGTCCAAAATGGCACTAAACTCGAAGAGACTTTCAATACTTGTCCTGCAGAACCTATACCTAATCTAGTAGAACCACTTGCTCCCATGTACGGAATATCACCAGTTGTTGTTAAAACACTTGTAGATGCACCTGCTGCAACCATGTTCCAGTATGTTGCTACTGTGTCTGCATCAGGTCTGTTACCTGCAGCACTAGTGTGAGCAAGGATACAAATATAACTGTTTGGTCCAAAACTAACAGTATCACCTGCAACATATCCAGTAGCAGTTGCCCAAGTTGATGCAATACCTGTATAAGTAATTGTAGCAATTGCACTACCTGAAATAGTAGCAACTGTAATTATAATATCATTAAACGGAGTTAACCCGCCAACTGCAGTGCCTAAAATTTTAATTGTATTAGTAGCCGCATATCCTGTACCTACTGCATTTACAGTAACAGTATACGCAGTACCGACAGTTGCCACGTTAAATGTAGCAGTTGTTCCTGTACCGGTGATATTTGTACCAGCTAACCCGGTATATGATTTAGCAGTATTATTCCATCTGATACCATAATTTAATCTTGACCAATATGTTAGATTTGGAGGTGTACTTGAACCACTCGATGTATGATCTAAGATTGCAACATAGGTATAACCGCCTAACCGAACTATATTTCCAACTAAGTAAGATGTAGAAGTTGCCCAATCACCAATTAATGTAAACCCAGTGGTAAATAATCCCCAGTTTGCAGTGCTTGTAGACGGAGTAGCGTTGCTGTTTATTGTTTTACTGATATATGAGTAACCACCGTATCCGACGATATCACCTGGTTGGTAAATAGTAGCACTTGACCATGTATTTTCAAATGTTAATGCTTCTACAAATCGTGCCCAGTTTGCCTCAACAAACGATGCAGCCGATGTGTGGTAAGTCGTACAAATCCAAACATCTGCACCATAGTTAACAAGATCGTTAACTTTATATCGTACAGAACTTCCGCTCCATTGTCCTAAATAATCAAGACCTTTATGAAAAATATCCCATTTTGATTGATCGTTTTCAAGACCAAGAGTTGCAGTTGCAGCAGATGTGTGTCCGGTGTTACAGACATATACAATACCACCGTATTTTACTACTTCATTAATTCTGTATTTTGTAGAAGTTGCCCAAGTAGTCTGCCATTTAAATCCATTTGCATACACATCCCAGCTTGCAATGTTTGCTTCTAATCCTAAAGTAATAGTTGCAGCAGATGTATGTGTTGCTGTACAGATATACAGCTTACCACCGTATTTTACTACATCATTTAATCTATAGTATGTATTAACAGTCCAATCTGACATCCATGCAGTGCCATCAGAAACTTGATTCCACCTTGTTGGTACATTACTAAGATCTGTTGTGAAATCTGCAGAACTTGTATGCCCAACTACGCACACATACGTTTTTCCGCCATTTCGTATGATATCATCTTTTAAATACGTTGTAGAAGATGCCCATGCACCTTTCCAGATAAACCGTATTCTACCTAATTTAAATTCAGCCATTTAATGCTCCAAGATCTATATGTATATATTTATGTGTTTAATTGCAATGCATTATCTTCTACTTGATTTAAAGTATGCTAACGCTAACATTACACCGTCGACCCCTTTGGTCATATTCATTTTATTGTTAATTTTAATCGACGTACCTGCTGATGAAAATATGCTGAATGGCCCAACACCAACAGTGCCTGCAGTAATAATAGATGTCTGCGCGTTTGCACCGCCGTTACTAATTTGATTTGCAATGTACGATTTAATTGCTTTCTGCGTTGGAACAATATTATCACTGTTTGCAACAAAATACGGATCAGTTGAAAACTGTGTAATAGTAACGGTGTTTTGCCCAACTTGTACACCGCCTAATGTAATTTGATTAAGTCCTGATAAATTAAATAAATCTGCAGATATAGTAACAGTTCCTGTTGCTTGCTGTACACCAAATAAATTACCAACTTTAAAATTACCATCTTGATCAGTTGCAGTTACAAATACACGACCTAAATTATTTTCCATTACTTGATTATATGATTTTGCAGTAGTTATATCAGTATTTGGATAATTTGATGTAGTTTTATTACCTGTACCAATTAACAAATAATCATGTCCTGTTAGTCGTACTTGACTATATTTCTGTCTAATTGCAATTGCAGTGCCGTGTGCCGGCGTAATTGATCTTGAAATACTTGGACTAATTTGTAAGTAATATGTTCCGCCGGTTAGATTCGTAACATTAACAATCTTATATTGAGTCTGATTTGCTCCAATTGTTAAACTTGCACCTAAACTTGGAGAATATGATAAATTGCTAACTGTTAAGTACTTTGAAACTGGGTAGATATCAGCATACCCTGCACCGCCTGTAATTGTACAAGTAGTAGTTGATGTTTGATAGTTATTTCCACGATTGATAAATGATGGATTACCTAAAACTCCATTTCCTACACGACAGTTTATAACCACAGTTGACGATGCATTTGGGTCAGTTATAGTAGCGATTGCACCTGGTTCAAGTGATGCATAAAAGTTAGCAGTTGCTAATGTTTGGCTAATACTAATATTGTAACTAGTACCACCAAATGTAGATCCAACTGCAATCGTTTGAGAAGTATCAACTTGATATCTAATACCATTAATATTAGAAACAATATATGAACCTGATTGACTTACTTGCCATGTACTATTAGTACCTGCTCCACTAATATTAGAAACAATATACAATCCTGCAGGTAATGCACCACCAGTTAAAACCATACCCGGATATATAATACCTGATCCCATAGTCGTTACTGTTAAGGTAGAACCGGCAATAGTACCATTAAACACAGCTGTATCTGAACTTATTACAGTAGTACCAGTAACTACGCCACTATTAGTAAGAACTAATCCTACTGCCATTGAACCAACACTAACTGATGTTACTGTTAATATTGTTCCATTAATAAAACCAACAAATGTTACGTTATTTTGTCCAGTAATTACAGTGTTAGCTGCAACATTACCACGTCCGCCATATAATACCATACCGTTAACTATAGAACCTAAATTTAATAAGGTTAACGATAATATTGTTCCATTTACACTAGCAACAAATTGCGCAGTAGTAGGAGTTGCAGGATATCCACTTCCTGGATTCCACAATTTAATTGAACCAATTTTACCAGATCCGACAGTAACTCTACCTAATGCAGGTGTTCCAACCGTGCCTGTTAGACTTCCGGTTGAGCTAACTGCTACAAATCTCGGTGTATTAGATGGGTTACCGATTGCAATATAGTTATAAAATGCACCAGGAGTAAATGACGTCCAGTTAATTCCGTCTGTGCTTCTACAACCTCCATTAGTACCAGACACTGCTATAAACATACCTTGACCGTAAGTAATACTCCAATATCCGCTAGTAGGTAAATCTGCGCGTGTCCAAGTAATTCCGTCCAATGAATAAAATGAACTCGAGTATCCATTAGTGTTAGTTATTACAAATCGGCCATTACCGTATGCGATAGCTGACCAATAGTTAGTTTCTGGTAATGTTATATTAGTCCAAGTTATACCGTTATAACTATATCCAATTGTGTTTGTATTTGTACCTGTAGAAGCTATATAAACTCCGGTGCCATATGCAAGATATTTAAAATTTCCTGCAGGGCAGCCTAGTGCATTCCATGTCGTACCGTCTGAAGAAGTTAATAATTCAGTGGTTGCAGTACCTTGAGTAGCAACTGATTGAATATATCCTGATGCTCTGGTTCCTGTTTCAAGTTGTGCGCCCCATACGTAACATGTTCCAGTACCTGTGTAAGCTGGTTGAATTTGGAGTTGTATGAACGTATTAGCTGCTACTAAATTACTACCAGTTACTGACAATCTATACCATCCATTACCGACTGCAACTGGAGTTGAGACTGATACGTTACCTGCAGTATTCTGTGAAGTAACAGATAATGTACTCCATGTTATCTGGCATTGAATGTATGAACTAGCAGAACCGGTATATACCATAACAATACCAGTAGATACTACAGTTCCTGGTTTAAGAAATACTGAAAATGTTCTAATAGTAGTATCATTAGTGTTTATAGTATAATTCCACCAAACTGATTGTGATGTAATAGATGAAGTAAATAACGTTCCGGTAGTTGTTCCGTCAGGTGCAGTAGTTGCATTACTAGAAATTCCTGGTAGGCTGGTATTCCAGGTACTAAAATTCTCACTATAAGTTAACAGGTTAGTTCTAGTACTTCCGCTGTAACTTATATACGCTACATTAGTGCTTGCAGAAATGATAGAGGAATTTGTTGCAGATGTTGGTAATGTACCAGCAGTCCACAATGTACCGTTAGCCGAATATCCATAAGTACTTCCGCTAGCATTAATACCAACAAATGTATTAGATGCTGCAGCAAATGCAACTGATGGATTATTAAATGCAACAGAACCGGTACCGGTAGTCCACGATGTTCCATTAGATGAATATTGCATAACCCCAGTACCTGATCCACCTACAACTACAAACTTTCCATTACCATAAGTAATACTGTTTGCGTTAGTCGGAGTACCGGTACTTCCTAATGCAAACGTCGGTGTAGTAAATGTAACACAAGGTTCAATACTGTAAACCGTAGTTGAATCTAAAGTTGTTGCAATAGTAGTACCTGGAACAACATGATCCCACCCTGCAGTACCCGTGCTTTCTTTATAAACTGAAATTGTTTTTGAAAGACTGTTGTATGCTTGAACATAACCGTATTGTCCAACACCTGTTCCGCTGTTAATAATAACTCGCATTCCTATATAATTTGCAGCTAAGTTAGTATCATTTGATGCAATAACAATAGTAGTCGAAGTACCACCTTGTGCTTGGTTTCCTGCAGTTAAATAGCCAAAACCACCTGCATTTGCGTCTGTACCAGTTATCATTGCTTCAAAAACTGCACCGTCTCTATATTCGTCTACTAATGTGCTTACGTTAGTTCCTGCACCTCCAAATGTAAAAGTAGGTGGAGAGATTAATGAGTAATTTTGACCTGCATTTGAGTATTCAACTGCTAAAATTTTATTTTGTGCTTGACCTGCAAAAACAGATGCAACTTGTGCAGATTGATTTCTGTTATTAACAGTTCCAGCTAATGGAGTTTCGGTTGAATCGTATCCTTCTGATACTGTACCGTATGTACCATATGAACTGTTACCATTTGTAGCACGAATTTTGCCACCATTTTCTGCTAAGTATCCAATGTGGCCATAATATGAAAACACAGATACTAATTCAACTAATGCACTTGAGCCAGTACACCAAACGCCAATACCATCACTTAAGATCTGAGTAAAATCGTTAGCAACAACTGATTTGTTGCCGCCGTTATGTAATGTTCCATCAATTTTTAAGCCAGTGCAACCAGTTCCAAATGTAGATACATTTTGTACATATGGTGATTTTGTCGTAATCCAAACCGAAGAATCATTAGTGCCTGAACCCGGGTCTAAACTAACATACGCTCCTGCTGTTGGGCGACTAGTTCCATAAATATTTGCTGTGCCTAATGAACCAGATAGCCCTGTTAATGTCATGTTTCTAATACCAGAACCATTTCGTACATAGAACATATTTGACGTTGTATATCCAGATGCAGGTTGAACAACAGTGCTTCTAATTTCGTCACCTACTAATTCTAATCCAGCAGCAACAATGATAGGCAATGTTTCTGTGTAAATACCTGTTTTAATAAACAATGTAGCACTAGGTACTGCTAATCCTCTAATAAAATCACATGCATATTTTATAGTTAAAAACGGGTTTGCTAACGTAGTACCAGAAGTAACCGTATCTGTACCGTTTGGAGCAACGTAATACACAACTGTAATACCGCCAAAGTCTCCCCAGTACGGCATCGTTCCTGATGATTTAAGAACATTGCCGGATGTTCCGATCGGCAATGCAGTATTAACTATGTTATAGGTTAGAGTATCACCTATAGTTGTCATAGGTTCATTTGCATCACCTGAAATTAATGTATTCCATTGTACACCGATACCAGAAATTGGATTGTTACCTGATGACGCAGTATGGGCTAAAATACATAGATATGCAATTGATTTGTAAATTACAATATCGCCTAATAAATATGAAGTACCGACTACCCAGCGATTATTCCACTGCGTACCAGTGATTAAGGTAGTCCAATAACTTACGTTTGATGCTGGCTCTAAATTTAAATTATCTGCGATACTAACATACACATAGCCATTTCTTCTAACAACGTCACCGACATAATATTGCGTAGCAGATGACCAGTCACCTTGTATTCTAAAACCTTTAGTTACTAATGTCCAATCAACTAGATGAGTCGATGGCACTGAATTTGTATTGTGAGTATTACTTGTGTAATTGTAACCGCCATATCCTACAATATCACCTGGAATATAGCTAGTAGCATTATTCCAATTGTTTCTAAATGTTACACCAGGTACGTAAATTGTCCAATTAGCTGGTGTAAACGTACTTGCGGAAGTATGATCAGTAGTACATTTCCAAATATTTGCTCCATATTTTACAAGGTCGTATGCTTTGTACACAGTTGAGCTTGCCCACGATGATTTATAATCAATACCTTGTGTAACAATTTCCCATCCCCAACTTGGAAAACCAATTAGTGGATCTGACTGATGTGTAATTATACATCTATAAATAGTGCCGCCATATCTTGCAATATCGCCTTTTTGGTATGCAGTAGTAACTATCCATTCACCTGTCCAATAATCAGTTTTAAGATAGACTGACCAGTTTGATGAATCAGTAGTTAACCCTGACATGCTGTTAATATTTGCAGTAGAGGTGTGAGAGGTAATACAAAGATATAAATATCCGTTAAATCTAACAACATCGCCTTGATTATAAAATGTTGAATAATTCCAACTACTTTTCCATGCATAACCATCAAACCATAGTGTCCATTTTGGAGCAGCAATATCAGGTTCAGTTGCAGTATTAATATAGTTTAAGTCTGTATAGAAATTGGAACTTGCAGTGTGTCCTACTAGACATACATACGACTTTCCGCCATAACGAACAATGTCGTCTTTAGTATAAAAAATACTAGTAGTCCAATCACCTTTCCAGGTAAATCTAATTTTATCTAATTTAAATTCAGCCATTTCTTACCTCGTTATATTCCAGTTGGATACTGATATTTAGTGTCAGTCCGCATTACTAAATTGCCTGAACTATCAATATAGTAATATATGTTTCTGTCTTCCCACCGATATTGTTCATAATTTAAGTTTTTGTAAGTTAAATTATGATACACATCTCTACCTTCAAAAAAATCAACATCCATTTCAAAATCAGGATAATTTTCAGAAGGATCGCCCTCTTTGTTAATTTGTATTGAATCGCTTCTGCTTAGTTGATTTACTCTTGCAAAATATAATTCACCATCATCTGTTCTGCGTAATCCGTACAAATATGTTGCACTATCACCTATGATATCAGATTTTTCATTACCTAAAAAATAATTACTCATTGTAATTCCTTATATTACTTCAGCATAACTTATTATTGCATCGATACTGTTATCTGTATCACTAGTTATTGTCATCGTGCAAGTACTTGCTAATATTAATTTTTCACCGTTAGTGATTATCTTTGCGCTATTGTACGGTCGTATTGTTAGTGCAGATACATAGCTACCGGTTACACTAGTAGCATCAGTAATTGTTATGTTAACAATAACATCGTAGTCTGTTGTATTTGATAAATTACACCCGATAATCGTAAAACTACTAGTTGCACCTGCTGTTAATACAGTGATCGGAGTAGTTCCGATATTTTTCTTTACTGTTGTTCTTAAAAATGTAGCCATTGTTTATCCAAAAATTAATGCAGATGCTAACCCAATATCATTTGCAGTTGATGCTGACACTCCGTTAGCACTACCTGCAACACTACCCCATGAAATACCGTTAAAGACTTCGACACCTTTGTCGACTGTATTAAATCGTATCATACCGGTTTCAGTTACAGGTGGGCGATCGGTTGCAGTATTACCACTAGGAATTACGACACCATAGGTGCCACTAAATTTAACGTAACCTGTCCCTGCCTGTGAGAAATCTGTAATTGCATCAGTAACAATATTAGCAATTGTGTTGCTGCTTACTGCTAGATTTCCAAACCTAATACGACCAGTCCCGGTTGCAGTTAAATTAATATCACTGTTTGTAGTTATTGAACTAATAGTGTTATTATTAATATCTAAGTTGCTAGTTTGTAATCGTTGCGTGAATAATTTTGTACTGTCAATTGTAGCAGTTAAATTATTGTTAGCATAAAAATATAAAATATTATCATTTGCACCGGGAGTTGCTTCTGCTAAAATCCTAGTGTTGCCGCTGTTATCGATAACACCACTAAGTTGTAACCAATAACCATTGTTGTATCCTTCGTATCTCAACAAAGAAGTATTATACCGCACCATGCCATTAGTAGGAGTTCCAGGACGTTGGGCAGTTGTACCTACTGGTATTTGTAAGCTTTGAGTACTGTTAATTATTACGCCGCCTGTGCCTTGAGGCGTAAGTGTAATATTAGAGTTAGCAACAATACTTTGGATGATGTTATCTTGAACTTTGATTCCTTCAATAATAACATTCCCTGTACCATTTGCTTGTAATTCCAAATCAGTGTCTGTAACTGTAGTTTGGACAGTGTTACCTGAAATTGTAATTTGCGGTAATTGCAGGTAACCAGTACCAGTAATATTCCCAGTAACACTTGTATTGCCGCTAGTTGTAAAATTGCCAGTTTGGTTAATGTCACCAGTTTGTGTAATTGTACCAGTAACTCCTGCGCTTTTTAAATAGGTAGTTCCGGTTGTTACTGTTAGGTTATTAGTAACTGTTAAATTCTGATCAATTTGAACACTGCTACTAGGAATGTAAATTCTTCCGGTGCCGTTTGCAATAAGTTGAAGATCATCATTAGCATTTGTAGTGCTAATCGTGTTGCTGTCAATGACTAAATTGTCAATTTCAACTCTACTTAGATACGCATTATTCCAACGTAAACTTGTTGTTCCTAGGTTATATGTAGCAGTAGTTGATGGAATTAAATCACTGTTAATACCTGCAATAAAACTAACCGTGTCTGTAGTTTGATCACCGATAGTGATATTTCCGCCAATAGTTACATTTCCTGTAACATCTAAATTACCAGAAACGTAGGTATTATTTTGTAGATTAATTGCACCACTTGCTGCAGTAACGTTTACATCACCTGTAATACTTTCGATAGTGTTACCGCTAATTCTAAGATTGCCAGTATCAATTTCTTGAGCAGTTACTGATGTAGTATGTGTGCCATCGGTAAAAGTTACACCGGTCAACGATGTAACGTTAACTGTCTGGCCGTTAAATGTTACATCTCCTGTTTTTTGATTAACAGAAAACTTGTCGCCTACGTTAAAGTTACCGTCATTGTCAACATAGGAAAAATAGATTTTAGCACGATTTAATTTTGTAATTTCATTGGCATCAATGCGTTCGCTAGGGTTATTAATACTAGATTTTCCTGAGCCAACATACGATAAATTATGTGAGATTAAGTATATAACAACACCATCGCCGTCACCTTTGATGCCATAGTTACCGTAAATATTTGCACTGCCGATTGCTCGAATTTCAGCAGCAAAATCAGAATAATCTGCGTGATTGATTATAGTAGCAGTGCCGCCTGCGCTTGTTCTTAAATCTTGAAGTGTAACACCGTCATCTAAAATAGTTGTTGAACCATTTGTGCCATTAAAATGTAGCAAAAGAACAGTGCTTAAATCGCCACTTAATGCAGCAGCCGGTACTGTAAATGTACTGGTGTATCTCGGAACACCTTTACTGATTCTCACATCGTCGATGTAGCCAAAGAATGCAGTAGTATTATCAAAACGCGCACCAATAGTAACAGGTCCTTGAACATAGGTATTAGTATCGGTGTATGTAGATCCGGTTTGAGTACCGTTAATAAAAATCTTAGTACTAGTTCCACTTTTAGATAGTGCAACGTGTGTCCATGTATTTAATGCAGCAGCGGTAGTGCCAGTAATAACAGTTGCACCGTTAACAACTAACGAAGGGTAATATGTTGTACTTAAATAAAATGTCGGAACAATCTGCGGTGTCGATGAACGAAAATCGGCTAAGATTTGATTAACACCAGGACTTCCGGTTCTATAGATCCACATTTCAACGCAGAAATCACCTGTGCCAAATTCAAAATCAGGCTGCGATGCAACTGTGATAAAATCGCCAGTGCCGTCCAATGCAAGACTTGCTGTACCAAATTTCTTTTGAGCAGTCGATAAAGATGCATTACCACTTGGATAAATTAACTTACTTGTTCTATTAGAAATTGTTTGAAAACCAATACATTTTCCAGTTAAGTTAACATAGTTTCCAGTAATACTTGCAATTGTACCTGTTCCTAAAACAGTAGTTCCATTAGTATCATAGTATGTTACTGTGTTACCAGTTGCCCATGTTCCGGTGCGTGTATCGATTCTAAGACGTGTTTGACCTGCACCTGCAAAACCTGTAGTCCCGCTGTATGCGTATATGCCAATATCTGCGAAGTAAGTGAATGAATTTAACCATTCAATCCTGACACCATTAGTTGCAATCAATGTTTCTTGGTTAGGTGTAATAAAAGTTACAGAATGGAATAAACCAGTAGCTTCTTTACTGTTTACATTTGCAACACTACCGTCTAATAATGCACCTTTACCTGCATCATTGCTGTCAAACCCATATGGATCAGCAGTAGATGTAGTTGATCCTTTTGTAATTACTGTTACATTTCTAATATATGGACTGCGAGTAGTGACTAAGAAATTGCTAGCAAATCTAAAACCATACCCGGTATTATTAGTTGAATTAAATCTAAACCCACTAATAGTTAAATCTTCGATAGTAACTTCGCCGTTTAATAAAAACGCATCTTTGTCAATTGTGCCAACAGTAGGCGTAATATTAACCGCACGAACTCCTGTTCCTTTAACCGTTACTCCTTGCGGAATCGTTAAAGGAAATATTTCAGAGTATGTTCCTGGATATATGACAATAGTATCACCGCTTTGTGCTTGGCTTAGTGCATATTTTAACGTTAAATACGGATTGTGTTCATGGACGCCTGCGTTCGAATCGCTACCGGTAGTTGCAACATATCGGATATTACCTTGAGGTAAAACTAGGTTAACGCCATTAGCAGTAATGCCAGCAGTGGTAATATTTGTAGTTTTAACATCTGTAATGTATGATGTTTTCCATGCTTTTCCGCTAGCTGTAGGATCACTTCCTAGGTCATAAAAATTGGTAACATCCGGAATAATATTACTTGTAATATCTGCGTTAAAAGTAACACCATCAGTATTTGCATCACCAATAGTAATATTTCCATCAGCAGTAATATTGCCGGTTGCATGCACATTACCTGTGACATAGACGTTTGAATTAATATTAACTTGGCCAGTACCATTGGTTCTAATTTCTAAATCAGAATTAGTAGTAGTTGTTTGAATACTGTTTGTATAAAGTTGAAGATTATTATTAACTAAAACTTTACTTTGATAAACAACAGAGTTTGAGCCAGATGGCTCTAAACTAATAATGCTGTTAGTGCTTGCAATAGTATTTGTACTAAATGTAAACGAAGCAATATTTGCTTGAGTTGTTGTTTGAAGATTTGTAGTACGAGTTGTACCATTAACGTCAAGTGTGTATTGTGGCGATGCTGTCTTAATGCCTATCCGCCCGTTTACTACATCTAAAAATAATAAGTCGGTCTCAAAAGCTAAATTCACACCGTCGCGAAGAAGGTTTGCTTTTAAGAGCGGACCAGAAATTCGACCAACAGCCATATACTCTCCTTAACCACCGCGTTTCACGGCTAACCACCTTACATTGCGGGTTTACCACAGTTTCGTCTCGTAGGATCTTTGGTCTAATCCCAGCAGTAAAAGTATTTATCGCAATTAGCAGATTAGCCTAGGATGATGCTCCAGAAGTTCATAATTTCAGTTACATCGTTTTCGGAAATATTACCAGATACACCAGTTGAGATTGCCCAGGAAGTGCCATCAAACACTTCGACATAACTATGGGTAGTGCTGTAACGGATTTCGCCTGTTTCAGCTGAAACAGGTCGTTGTAAATCAGATCCAACAGGAATTACTATACCGTACGTACCGTCAAATTTAACATATCCGGTGCCTGTATTTGTAAAAATTAAAGGAGTGTTTAATTGATTGATAACTTTTGAACCTTTGACAAACACACCGTTAATACTAGTGTTCCCTGTTCCGTTAGGTAAAAATTCTAAATCGTTTGAAGCTAGCGTGTTACTAATATTGTTTGAAGTTAATTGAACATTGTCAATATTAACCAAACTAGTTGTTAATTTGGATGAATCAATAGTTGCACGCACAGATCCGTCGATTCCAAATCTTAAAATTTTATCATCGGTACCTGGAGTTAGCTCTGCGGTAATATATGTATTTTTATCGAAATCATAAAGATTATTAAAACTAACATTACCAGAAGGCAAGTAACCTTCGTACCATGTAGTTGTTGAGTTTTGTCGCACCTCGCCGTAAGTTGATAGAACTCGATTACTATCATTTGCATATGGAATAGTTAAAAATCTAGTAGTATTGATTACTGTATTTCCTGTGCCATTAGGTGAAAATATTATACTTTTTTGAGAATCAGTAGTAGCACTAGCCCATCGATTACTAATTGTAGAATCAGTGATTTTTAATTTACTGTCTAGTACTACACCGCCTAGCCCGTTAGCAGAAAAAGCAATATCACTGTTTAATAATGTTGCGGAAATTTTATTAGTTTGTAATTTAATACTAGGAACTTGAAAATACGATGTTGACTCAGTTATAATAATATTATTATTTGAAAACAAACCTGTAATACCAGTATTGCCTGTTTGGTTAATCGCACCTGTGATCGTTGTTGTTCCAACTGCAGTTACATTTTTTAATGAACTACTTCCATTGATAGTAGTTGTTCCTGCAACTGTAAGATTGTTATCAATTTGAACATCAGTTGTAGAAACTTGTATTTTTCCAGTTCCAGATGCAACCAGCTGTAAATCAGTATTAGCTGTTAATGTTGAAATAGTGTTGTTAGTTATTTGAGTAACACTGTCAACATCAATTAACTTTAAAAATAATGTGTTCCAAACTTTAGGATCGGCACCTTTACGTCCTAGTGCAAAAGTATTATTTTGGTTGGGTTTAATTAACTGTGTAAGATTTGGAGTTACTGCAATAGTGTCTGTTGTTTCGTTACCTAATGTTAAATTGCCTTTAACATTAACATCATTGCTAACGTTAACTAAACCGGTTACAAATACATTAGTGTTTAATCGCGTTGATCCTGATTTTGCAAATGCATTAACAGGGCCAAGAAGTGAAATAATAGTGTTATTTTCGAAACGAATATTTCCGGTTTGAACTCCCCGAGGAGTAATGCTAGTGATACCGTATTGGCTTTCAAAAACAAGTCCGCCTGAAGCATTAAAATTTAGGCTTTGTGCATTAAATGAAACAATGCCAGTTTCTTGGTTAACGTAAAAAATATCACCGATACGAAAGTCACCTTGTTGATCAACACTTTCGTATAATAATTGTGCATTATTTGTTGCAACAATTTCATTGGCTTGAATAGTTAATGAGCTATCGTTTGATGAATCTAACCCTGATCCTATATAACTAAAATTATGACCAACGAGATAACCAATAGTACTTGCACCGTCTGCAACTGCACCGTAGTTACCGTAGATGTTTGCACTATTGATACTTCGCAGTTCAGCGCCAAATTTTACACCTAGATTAGCAAATCCACTAGTACCGTTTGTTAAGTAAATACCTTTGCTTGCAAAATAGGTAAATGAATTTAACCATTCAACTCTAACACCATTCTTAGCTGTTATACCATTTTGATTTGGCGTTACCAAAGTAATTGCAAAAAATAACATTGTCGGTACAATTGTACCTGTTGAATTAGCAACACTACCGTCAACAAGGATACCTGCTCCAGCATCACCTTGATTAAATCCTAAAGGATCACTATTTGATGTTACTGATCCTTTGGTTAAAATTGTAACATTTTGAATATACGGGCTGCGGGACAATGATTTAAAATTGCTAGCAAACCTAAATGCATACCCTGTGTTGTTAGCACTATCGAAAAAATAATCTTGAACAGTTAAGAAAGATACTGTAGTATCGCCATTTAATAGAAATGCGTCTTTGTTATTTGTATCATTTGTTGGTTTAATAATTACCGAACGGGTACTGGTACCACGCACACATACACCTTGTGGAATTGTTAACGGAAAAACTTCGGTATAAGTACCGGGAAAAATTACAACTTCATCACCGGTTTGTGCAACACTTAGTGCAAATTTTAAAGTTCTATATGTCGAATGTAAAAGATTTCCATAGTTACTGTCACTGCCATTAACTGAAACATAAATGGTATGTCCTTGTGTCAACAGCAGATTAATATTATTTGCAGTGATTAGTGGAGTAGTAACTGTTGTTGAGTTTAAATTTACAGAATATAACGTTTTCCAAAATCTACTTACTGAACCTAATTCGTAGGTGTTGTTAACATCTGAAATAATGTTACTTGTAACATCAGCTTTAAATGTAACACTATCAGTGTTATCATTACCGATGGTAATAGTACCGTCCCAGGTAATATCACCTGTAGAATGTAAAGTTCCATTAACATTAACAATAGGTGCATAAAATTTAACTTGTCCAGTACCGTTTGCTGCAATGTTAATGTCACTATTAGTAACTAAGTTTTCAATTTTTTGATTAGTAAAACTTAGATTTGCAGTTTGTAATTCTCGAACTGTTACAATCGGATTAACTGATTGGTTAGGACTAATAACAATGTTACCACTAACATTTTGAATTTTATTTGAAACAAAAGTCAGCGAAGTAAAATCAGCTTGCGTAGTAACAAGAATGTTATCAATATTTGAAGTACCACCGACAGTAATTGAACGGGTAGGAGAATCAGTACCAATTCCAACGAAACCAGAATTAACATCAAGATATAATAGCGTAGTATCAAACGCTAAGTTTTCGCCGTTTCTTACCAGATTTTCTGATAATAGCTGGCCGCTAATTCTACCCATTTCTATACCCATTGTGGTTCCTTATTTGTCAAAACCGTGTAATACTGTTACCATTTTACCTAGCGGAACTGGCGAACTGAATTTTAGATAGTAGCCAGTTCCTGTATAACTACTTTTCGTAAGAGTGATACTAGAATTACCTGCAGTTACACCTACAGAACTGCTTAAAGTTATACTAATTAGCGCATCAGTGTTTGCATCAGCAACAAAAGATGTAATAGTGTCACCGGTAGGAATGCTTGCTTGGCCAGATGCAACTGCGCTAGTCAAATCAACTGAAGTATAGATTGTATTACTGCTTGATACTGTACCTGCAAATGTTGCAGTTGTAGTAGTTGCGTTTGCATAGCTTACAGAACTTGTCGTTGAGCCAGTTACAGTAAATGTCCCATTATAAGAAGTTGGTATGAATCCAGTAACAACAATTGTTGATCCAACTGCAAACGATACTGCTGCAGGTCGATTAGTAAAGGTAATTGTTACAGTTCCGCTTGCTCCTGTTGCTCCTGTTGCTACTAAACTAGTGTTAAAATACAAAGTAGTATCACCTAATATTGCTGCTTTACTTAGTGTTCCGGTATATACTTCGGCTGGAATTGTAGTCGGATTTTGAACAATTGCGTAATTAGTGTTTGCAAGTTGAATTACATTTTCAACTATAACTAGAAGATTTTGGCCGCCCCAAGTTGTATTGCTTTGTACGGTAGTCGGCGGTGCAGGATTTAGCGGACCAAAATATATATTGTTACTATCGCCGGCACCTAAACTTTGCTGTGTAATTAATGTAGGTTCTTTAAATCTTAAACTGCGCCACTGACTAGCTTGATACACTTCGATTTCACCGCCGGTAACAATGTCAGTATTGTATCTTATCATACCGTTAACTGGGCTAACTGGTCGTTGCGCAGTAGTACCGGATGGCAATGTTACGTTGTTTGTTGAGGTCATTACAACTGCATCATCAAGATTAACATATAATCGTTGATCCCACGGTGCTCTACGATTTAAAACTTGTTTACGTAAATATCTCATGTTATACCGCCAAAATACTAACTGTAGCAGTAATATTGCTCAGTGAATCTGTTTTTGCTACTATAAAATCACCCGTACCTAACACTATTTTTTCTTGATCAAAGCTTACTGTTTCGCCTGCTGGTACCGGTAACCCGTTAACGATAATATTACCATTTCCGGCAGTCCCACCCGAAGGTACTGCATACACATACAATAATGATTGATTTAATGCAGGTGTTGCAGGTACATAAGTCGATGTGTTACAAAAAATAAGAGTTGTAATTGCACGATCACCTGCTCCGGTACTTAGTGTAGTGTTTGAAGATGTTACTGCTGTATTGTAAATTGCCATGTGTTATCCTTAAAAAAGCATACTTAAAAGTACTGCTCTGTTTTTGCTTACTAATTCGTCACTATTATTTGCACCGTTATACTGGTTTGTATTTGTAAAATAAAGACCAGTTCGACCAGGGCCGTCTGTAGCTTTTGAATATAATTTATTTTTTAAAGTAGTAGCAGTTATAGTTGTAGACTGGTTAGTTAATGATAAAACTGCATCAACTTCAACTAGGTTAATACTTGATGATAATTTAAGTTGAGTTGCTGAGGTATTCGATATAGTGTCGTTGAAAATATTAATGTGGTTAACTTGTAATCCAGTAGAATCAAGTCTTGCACTTAGTCCGGAATTAATTAAAAAATCAATACTAGTTGAAAACGCTTGTACTCTAGAACGTTCTGTAAAAGGTGTAATATCGTCACGTTTGTAAATTTTATCTACATCAGCCATACCTGGCGTAAACACACCAGATTGCATGTAGCGCGTAATGTACTTTTTAGTTGGAATATCGTTGTCGTGATATCCAGTTGGATCTAACGCTAATAATAAATCTGAATATGCGTCTGCATCAACATTTGCTAACTTAAATACAGTTAAAACCGAATTTTGCATGTCAATTGCAATATCATTATTTCCGTCAGATGTGATTGATCTAACTGAGATACCAATTAATTGATTTTCAGTATTTTTAAATACCCATGTTCCGGGTAATTCTGATTCAGTGATAGGATCGTAGAATGAAACATTTTCGTCAAACACAAGTTGCGCATCAGGTTGGGCTAGATGACCACCACGTGAGATTTGAATACCTGAAGTTCCTTCAGTTACTCCGTATCCGGTTTCGCCTTTGTTAAGGATAATAATGTTATCTTCAATTTGCATATCTGAAACATTGAGTGTCGTATAGTTTCCCGAAACTACTAGATTTCCGGTTACTCGCACTTCACCTGCTGCAACACCGGTATCTAGAGTAATATTTCCGCCAGATCGGACTTGCACCCGATAATCACTTTGGTTAACTTTTAAAATTCTTGACATTATTAGATCCTAAAAAAGGAGGGAGAAAATATCTCCCTCCGCTTGCATATTAAGCGTTTGCAATTTGAACAATCGCGCCACTTGCAGTAGCAAATGACCAGTTTGCAGTTTGTCCTGTTGCATACAAATAACTAGATCCACTTAATCTTGTTAATTTTGCTTTGTGTGCAGTTAATTTAGTAACATAATAGGTATTACTAGCAGAATCAGTTGCAATAATAGTTGCTTGTCCTGTTGCAGGAGTAGCTGCAACTAAAGTCACACGGCCAACGCCTTGCGCAGTTTCGACTACATACTTTTTGCTGCCAACTTGGCGTCTAATATCGCCTACAACTGCACTAGTGCCGTTACCTGAAATATTTCCAGCTGCGCCTGTTGCAGGAACCCATGCAGTAATTGAAATTGCATTTTCTTGATTAGTTGCAGATCCTACAAAACCTGTACTAACTGTAAGTGCTGCAGTTAGTACTACAGTACCAGCACCGCCACCTAATGCTTGAAGTGCTGCACCTGAGATTGTAGGTGCTGCTGAATAACCTGAACCTTTGTCTACAACAGTAACTGCACCGGCAGTTGCTGATGAAAATCTAATTGTTAGAGTCGGTTTGATACCGTCTGGTAAATCTGGTGATGAAATAACTGATGCTGGAATAGCATAATCTGTTGCAGTAGTTTTACCTGAGAATGTGCCAGTAACAACCACGCTTGCTACACCTTCACCGCCAATTTTATCATCAGCAGTTGTTGTTGTCGAACCGATATTACGGTTACCAAAATATTTTTTATGTAAAGGACGTCCCATTTGTTTTTCTCCTAATGACGTTTTAAGTCTACGCTGTGGGGTCACAGCATAAGTCTTGTGTTTACAAGCTCATTTAGACTTTGTATTTATCTACTCAAAAAGAAAGGCTCCTAAGAGCCTTTCCACAGTGTGTTATACCTAAGTATAAATTAGCTGAATTTAACGTTTCCGCTAGTAATACCAACTAAACCTAAGTAGTCAGCCGCGTTACCTAAAGATGACGCAGTGTTTGATAATTCAACATAACCATAACGTGTCATGAAAGAAACAACTGGTTCAAATGTTGATGGATCTAAAACAACACCTGATGACATTAATGGAATATATGGACAGTAGAATGCTGGTGCATCTGATTCTGAACCACCTTTGTAACCAACTAAGATAGAAGTAGTATCTTGTGCGTAGCTGTTTACGTAAACTTTTAATGAATTGTTTAATGTACCAACAAATTTAGTATTTGTAGGAGCTTCGAATGTACCTTCTGTTGTACGAGCAAATGCTGAAGTAGTAGCAGATTGTAAAATTGTTAATGCAAATGGAGATACAACAGCATAGTTACCAGCACCACGACGTGTACGTTGTGCAATCAAGTTGCTCACACGGTTGATTTGGATTGCTAATGCAGCGTGTTCGTCACCTACGAATGTTGCTGTGCCAGAAACATTTGCTTGGTCATAAGTTTCAGTAGCTGAACCAGCTAAAGTAATCAATGAACCAATAATTTCTTGGTCGATCTCAGCAGTAATTTCTTGTGCTAAAGCAGCCATAATTTCTGCTTCAACGTCAATACCTTGTTGTGCTTGCGCATCTTGTGCAGCTTCAAAAGTCCAACGAGCTGATAATTTACGTGTTTTAGCTTCAACAGTTTGTTTCAAGATTTGGATCGACATTCTGTTGCCAGCTTGTCCTTCTAATGTTGCTGTTGATGCTGCTTTACCTGCAGAGTTACCTGAATATGCTTCTGCAATTTTGAATGGGCTTAATGCTTCTTCACCAGCTACAACACCTGCACCTGAATTTGTGTCACTATAACGTACACGTAATGTATGAATTTGACCAACTGGGCCAGTCATAGGTTGTACACCAACTAATTCGTTAGCAATAACAGTTGGCATAACACGACGGATTACCGGTAAAATTACACGGTTTAATGTTGCAACGTTTCCAGCAGAAGTAGCACCTGCAGTCGGTGATTCCATTAAATACTTACGAGTATTTTCTAATGTAACTCCCATTACTGATTTTTTTGTGCCTGATAAGCCTTCTAATAGGGCTTCTTTAGTTTCTGCCCAACGGCCATTAAGTAGTTCTGACATTTAAATTTCTCCTTAAATTTTTAGTCCAGCGAGCTTACGAATATCAATGATGTTAACATCTGACTCGCTGCTACGATTGGTGTTGGAAATTGTCTTATTTCCAGTTATTTCTTTAGCCTCTACTAGTGCCTGTCTTTTCTGAGGAGCTTTCCCCGTAACAACAGCTGGTAGATACTTCTCGAATCCTTCGTTTAATCTAGAAGTTTTTACGCTTTCTAACAATTCGCCCATGATTGCTCTTTGTTCCGAATTAAGCGGAGCCAGTAGTTCACTCATGATTGCTTTTCTTTCTTGCGATTCTTTCAGCGCACGGATTTCTGCTTGTTTACTTTCTAGTATTTTCTCTGCTTTTATAACAGCATCAGCTGCTTCTTGCATAGCTAAATCTTTCATGTCTATGACTTTGAGTAATTTAGAAGTTTCCGATTTTTCATTGAGGTAACTAGATTGGTATTCAGCAGCAAAAGCTTCGAATAGTTTGCGTCCAAAATCTGTACGACGAGCCGATTCGATATCTTCTTTTAATGAAGTTATTTCAGCACGTAATGATCGACTAACAACACTTTCAACCATAGTTGCAGCACGTTGAACAAATTGTTCTTTTACCTTTTTGATTTCTTTACGACCTTCGCGGACTAAACGTACTTTAGTTTCTGCTAAGTCTTGTTTGTCTCTATAGAATTCAGTAATTTCTTGAGCTAGAGCTTCAACGATGAAGTTTTCTAAAACGCCGAACTTGTTAGCAATTGCAACTTGATCTTCATGCAATTCTCTAACTTCAGATGCTAGTTGACGAGTAACAAATGTGTTTAACATTTGTGTGCTTTCTGTCATTTTTCTAGCTAGCTTAACTTTCATTTCTGCTAGACCTTTACGGTCTTCTGAAAATTCAACAATTTCTTGTGCAAGTTGTTCAGAGATCATACGATCAACTGCTTCAAGCATAATGTTTTTGTCGTGTTCGTATTTTTGTGCGAATTCTTCACGCAGTTGTTGACCAACTTGTTCACGGTTTTCTTCAATCTTACGTGCCCATGATTGTTCAATCGACTCTTTAATCTCTGTTGAAATCACGTTGTTTTCTAATAATGTTTTTAAAGCATCCAACATTTATGATTCTCCTTATTATTGGAGGTTGCTTATTATATTCAATAAGCTCTCTTTGAGATATTTTTGCGCCTGTGGATCACCCTTGACCTCTTGCGCTATGCGAAAGGCATTAAGCCCACCTTTTGAATTCATTAGGTGTTCATAAATTGGTGTAGGATAAGCACCAGGTGCGCTTGGTTGAGCTACCATATCTACTGTGATAATCTCAAAATCTGATACTTCACCGGAACCATCTGGTTTGACGTTGCCGGATCCGCGTGAACTAACTCCTAATTTAACGCCGCTTTCAAGCATTGTTTTAATTAGCTGCCCCATTGGGGTTGGTAAAATTTTTAGTTTACCATAACCGTTTGGACCGTCCATCCACATATTAGTTATCATATGCGATACACGGTCAAGGTTAATTTTTAGATCATCTGGATGATCAACTTCTCCGAGTACTGAATAACCGTTTTGAATCTGATCGTTAAGGGTCTTAACAGCCTTGCTAATCTCGCTCACAGGATAGACACGTTGGTTTGCATTTCGGATACCGCCTTGGATGCAGATACCACTCATGTGCAAACTTTTGCCTTCTTTATCGTCAGATTCAACGATCATTTGTGCTTCGTTGAAACTGAGGTTTTCTCGGAGATGTAACATAGATTACTTACTGCCTCTTCTAGGTAAAGTGTCTCTAGTGTTTACACCGTTGTCACCTGAACCTTTTTTCTCAGCACCATGGCCTTTTGGAACTTGTTTTAAATTAGTAGCTGATTTTGCACCAGGAACGTTAATGTTATTTCCGGTTTGTGGTTTTGTAGATGGGTCTAATAATCCACCTTGTGTACCACCTTTATCAGTTGAAAAACTATTTAAGATGTTTGCAGTAGTACCGCCCATGTCGTTTTTCATGTTATCGATAACTGATTTGTTATTAACACCGTTGTCACCGTGTTTAGGCAATGCAACTTTGTTAACATATTCCATGAATTCTTGGAATTCTTTGTCGCCTGCTGCACTCATAGCATCGTCTGCGCCAAATTCGTCGCCGCCCATCATGTCATCATCGCCGCCGAACATGTCGTCATGTTCTGGTTCGTCTTCTTCACCGGCCATTAATTGTTCAAATTCTGATTTTAATTCGTCTAACGCATCTTCAAGGTCTAATACGCGATCTTCTAAATCGCCATCATCTTCACCGCCCATCATGTCGTCTTCTTCACCGCCGAAGTCGTCTTCACCTTCTTCTTCGTCGCCGAATGGGTTTTCTTCACCTTCGTCATCGTCTGCTTCACTATCGTCTTCTTCAGAGTCTTCTTCAGAGTCAGTGTCCGATTCTTCATCGTCTTCTGCTCCAAAATCTTCCGATAGTAATTCTTCGTAAATTTCACGAGATTTAGCTACTACGATGTTGTGAAATATATCTCTTGCTGCTTCTTGATCTTCATTGATCAAAGCTTCTAGCATAGCTTCAAATTGTGCGCGATCTGTCATTTAATTCTCCTGTGATTTATTTTGTACAAGGCTGTATTGTATTTAATACTACTTATATAAAAGTATACAAATATGGGATAAAACCGCCGGTTTTTTATTTATTAAATTTAAAAATATTAAGCCGGTGCTGCTGGTGGTGCTGCATACATAGAATGAATAAACTCAAGTTCTGATTCTTGTTCGAGAATATGCGCTTCACTTGATTTTCTAAGCTCATTAATCTGTCTTAGAGTTAATCGCGTTTTGCGAGTATCATCTCTATGCATAGTAGTATCGTCACGGGCTGCATCATAGCGCAAATCGTTTGCAACTCTTCTAGTGTCCGGGTCAATGTAAAATAATTCTCTAAGTATCATGGTAATATTTATGCCGCAGGTGCTGCAACTGGTGGTGCTGCGGGCGGCATTGCTCCTTGTGCGTCTGGCATACCCATACCGTCGGGTGCAGTTAAATCTCCGGCCATGCCTAAATCACCTTCAATTCCTGCTGCTGATAACCCAGCCGAACGTAGTTCGCCGGCAGCGTCAGTAAATGTCGGTTGTCCTTTTCCGTTTTCTTCACCCCACATACGCTCGTTTTCTGCAATCTCGTCGTCTGTGAGTCCTAGGAAACGTTTTAATGCAAAACGATTACTGACAAATGGAATTGCTTGTATCGAATTAAATGTGTTAATACGTTCGCCGTCTAATGCACTTTGTCTAGAACTTGCAAAGTTCATTGGGGGATTAAATTCTATTTCAAATAAGTTAGAATCAATGTTTACGCCTCGTGTGTACATAAACAGCTTAAATTCAAGGTCAAATGATTCAGTAATTAAGTTCTGTAGTCGTTCGCAGTATTTGTTAAAACGAAGTTCTTGAATGTATGCAGTACCTACCCGGCCGTCATTAAAACTTGCTTGACTGTCGTCTGCACCTGTCGGTAAGTAGCTGCTCGGAATGCGTAAACCACGGAACAATTTGTTGGTAAAATATTTTAAATCGTCAATTTCACCGAGATTTGTACCGCCTGGTAGTGTTTCAACTTTGCTGCCTCGGCCTTCTGCAGTCTGTGGGAAAAAGTAATCTTCATTAATGCTTAACGGATTGTATGCACTGTCGATAACGTTTTGTCCTCCGCCACTTTGACTAGGAATTCTTCGTTGATGAATCTCATTTTTGACCCTTTCTACAAACGCCATGGCCATATGACTAGGCATATTACCAACATCGATGTGAAACACACGTCTTTCTGGTGCGCGTTGGATACGATAGATTAAGATAGCGTCTTCTAATAATTCTTTTTGTTTATAGACTTTAAACACGTTTTCAAGTAAACTATTACCGAATGGATAGTTATTGTCTAAACCTTCTGATAAACTCAAATGTACTACATGTTCGGCGTCAATTGCGTGCTCTGTTTCGGCAAGACCAAATCTACTGCCCGAACTGCTCGACGGGAACGGCCCCGATGCACCACGCTGTGTGCCAGGTGATCCCATGTATCCTGCACCCGAAGTCATGCCACCTTGCGACTGGCGAGGATTGATATTAGGAGTTATTTGAGTTGCAACTAAATTTTCAAAATTTGGTGCAAGATCTTTGATAACATACTGTTCAGGTTTCTTGCCATCACTTTCGTTGACAATGATTTTTACAATTTTGCTAGGGTCGACCCAGTTCCATTTTTGTGTCTCGGGGTCACGAATGAAGAACGCATCACCGTATTTGAAAACATTTCGAACAATACGAAATATTCTAGTATCAAACTGCTGTAGCTTGTTCCATTGCTGTAAATACTCACCTAAAATCTTAACTTCTGAGTTAGTAGCTCTGCTTCGCCATTTAACAGTAAACGGACTTTTGCCATCTTTTAATTTTTCTGTACAGAATTCTGCAAGGATATCAAGGGCAGCATTAACTTCAGGATCGCTGTCCATTACTTCGTACTGTTGATACCTTTCTACTCGGTTAGGACTACCTGTGTATACATCAGGTAAGTAACTTGAATAGTTAGTCTGAGCAGGTCCTGCTTTCGAATTTGATCTAGCCGACGGGCTTAAATCTGATCCAGTCGGAACTGGAGTAAAGTGCTTTTTCCAAGACATTTTTATTTTTTTCCTTAGGCCATTACTCTATTGCCTGTGCTTTTTGCGGCATAGTTTGCACCTTTTTTAGTTGAATCACTAATAGATTCAGTGTGCGATACCATCTTTGACATAGTCTTATTTAAGTCTAATAATGCCGCATGGACATCTTTTAGAGTAATCTGATCAGTCGGTTGTACTGGTGTAACAGGCGCAGGCTCTGCTTTCTTAACAGGCGGCTCTGGAGGTTGAGGTGTTGTTTCAAACGACGGTATTAAGTCCTTAACGTTAGGAATACCAGCAGTCATTTTGTCGAATCCCGAAGTCAAATTATCAAACGTTGGGCCAATGCTAAAATCTTTAGGGAACATAGATTCAAAGTCAGGTAGTGCAGAATCAAAGGTGTCTCCTAAATCAGGCATTTCTGTAGGGAACAGGTCGGAAATTCCACTGACTGCAGAATCAAATGTTGCACCCAAGTCCGGAAACTCTGTAGGCATTATGTCAGAAAAACTATCTATTACCGAATCAAATGATTCTCCGATGTCAGGCATTTCGTCAGGTAATATAGATTTAAAATCGCCCATTACCGAATCAAATGATTCGCCTATGTTAGGAAACTCTGTAGGCATTATATCAGAAAATCCATCCATTACTGAATCAAAAGACTCACTTATATCGGGGAATTCAGTTGGTAAAATATCTGAAAATCCATCCATTACTGAATCAAAAGACTCACTTATATCAGGGAATTCAGTTGGTAAAATATCTGATAAGCCACTAAGTGCGGTGTCAAATGTTTTATTTAGATCAGGGAATTCAGTTGGTAAAATATCCGACAAACCACTAAGTGCAGTGCTAAATGTTCCTCCGATATCAGGAAACTCAGTCGGTAAAATATCTGATAAGCCACTAAGTGTTGTGTCAAATGTTTTATTTAGATCGGGGAATTCAGTTGGCAGCAGCGAAGTAAGGTTGTCAGAAACTGTACTAAATGTTTTATTTAGATCAGGAAACTCTGTGGGTATTATATCAGAAAATCCATCCATTACTGAATCAAATGAATCGCTTATGTCAGGAAACTCTGTAGGCATTATATCCGATAAGCCACTGAGTGCAGTGTCAAATGTTTTATTTAGATCAGGAAACTCCGTGGGTAATATATCAGAAAAATCATCTATTACCGAATCAAATGAATCACCTATGTCAGGAAATTCTGTAGGTAAGATATCTGATAAGCCGCTAAGTGCAGTGTCAAATGTTTTGCTGAGATCAGGAAACTCCGAGGGCAATATATCTGATAAACCACTAAGTGCAGTGTCAAATGTTTTGCTGAGATCTGGCATTTCTTTTGGTAGTGAAGATTTAAAATCTTCAGCGATTGTATCAAAAGATTTGCTGATATCTGGCATCTTAAACATTGGTTCGAGCTTAGATTCTTTAGCATTTACACCAGGCATTTCGGGTAATTTTAATTCTGGCAGGACTGCTGGCTTAGGTTCCGGTGCATACTGCTTGATAATATCGGTCATTGCTTTAGGATCTAAAGCTTTTGTAAGTTCGTTGAACTGATCTTCGGTAATAACACCTTCTTTGCCGTGTAACATAGCAAGTGTGCCACTACCAAAGTCTTCCATAAACTTGCCGGTTTTACCTAATGACCCAGTGTCGCGGCCAATCGGTGTACCAGGGACATGATCTTCTAACCCAGGCAGCGATTGTTTACCTGTCGGTTGCATAACAGTAGAATTACTTGGTAACAGTGATTTTGCAGCCTCGGTTCCTTTATCGACGACACCGGTAATGTTTTTTGATGCTTCTGCTTGCGAGTTAGCAGTACCAAATACTTTTTCTAGTGCAGCAGTTGCTTTGTTAAGAAGTTCAGGTTGTTCGCCGAGTTTTGTATTGTACTTGCTAATTGCATCAGTTGCACCAGCAGCTGATATTCTAGCTTTTTCAGCAACGGTATTATAGCTTTCGAGCATTTTTAGTTCAGGACGCTCTGTTTCTTTTCCTGTTTTAATGTCAGTAGCTTTGCCTTCTTGGGCTGCTTGCGCTTCTTTTTTAGCAATAGCAAGTGCATCAGCTGTACTGACTTTTTCGCCTTTTTCTGCAGATATATCGGCTTTTGCACCTTCGGCATGCTTGGTAAATGCTTGTGTTTCGCCGGCAACTTTTTTCATTTGTGTAGAAAGATCAGAGTTACCGCTGATTGCCATTTGTGCATATTGCTTAGTGCTTTGATAAGCAGCGATATCAGCTTTTGCTTTTTCCATTGCAATTGCTGCTTCTTTTTTGCTAGCTTCGTCAGTTGCATTAGTTTGCATTTTAACTGCGCGTTGAAATTCAGCGCCTGCAGGTCCCATTGATTGCAAGGTTAATCTAGATTCTTCGCTTAATCGTGTACCAGATGCTACATTTAACGCGGCATCATTGATGCTTTTACCCATTCCTGCTAATGCGCCTTGGGTCTGAGCGTATCCTTTTTGCTGGGCTTCAGAAAGTAAGTTCATCGAAAGTTGACTTTCGATTGACTGATTGCGTGCTGCAGTTTCGTCAAGGATTTGATCGCGACTTTTTCCGGTTAATTTAGCATTTTCGTCAACTTCTCTTGCAAAATCAGCAACTGCTGCAGCAGCTTTATCATAATCTTCTTGTGTTCGTAAACTTAATTTATTTGTAGTTGCATATATTACAGCAGCTTTGTTGAGCTGTGCTTCATTCATGTTGTTTGTTGCTTTGAGACCTACTGCAATAGGATTTTCTTGAACTTTACCTTGTAGAGTTAAGAATGAATTATTAACTGCTTCGGAGTTGCGACCCATTGCATTTAATGATCCGTTAGCTTCTTGCATTAACTTTGAATGGTCTTCAAAAGTAGTGCCAGCACCTGCTATTTTTGAATTAAGACCATAAAAGTCTTGACCAAGTGTTTCTGATTGATTGCGAAGTTTGTTCCGACCGTCGTCAAGTGTATCAACAAACGTGTTAAATCCTTTGCCTAATGAATCGCCAACTGTATTTCCTGCTTGATGTAAAGACGATGATAACGCGTCTGCACCTTTGCCTACGTTTGAAAACCCTGTAATAACTGGACCAATAGTTCCGACTAGCTCAGTAAATTGGCCTTTTAATGTTGAAAGATCTAAACCAGATGAGTCGGATTTCATAGTTGAATTCCCACCTCTAATTTTTTCGCCGAGTACAGTTGCTAGCTTGTCAAGATCAATGTCTGCCATAATAAAAATCCTAAAAATATGCGTATATAAATAACGTTAATTATATTTATCCGGAGATAAACATGGCAGGAAATCCATTACAACAATATTTTAGACAACCAAAGATTTACATTAGCTTACCTAGCAAAGGTGTGTATAATAAGCCAGGCTCGATCGACGGCGAAGTAACCTCGCTGCCAGTCTACAGCATGACTGGCATGGATGAAATTATTGTTAAGACACCCGATGCGTTACTTACAGGCGAAAGCATTGTTAAGGTAATTGAAAGTTGTGTTCCTGCATTAACAGATGCATGGCAGCTATCGGTTTTAGATTCAAATTTAATATTTGCTGCAATTAAAATTGCAACATTTGGAGACACGCTCGGAGTATCGCACACTTGCCAAAAATGTTCGACAACAAATGACTATGAGTTAGATTTAAACAAGGTAATCGATCATTTTAATGCTGCAAAGTATGATAATAAAATCGTATTAGGTAACCTTGTAATTAAACTGCGGCCGTTAAACTACAAACAGTCAACAGAATTTAATTTAAAACATTTTGAATTACAAAAGAAATTAACGCATGCATCAAAAATCGAAGATACTGAAGAACAACAACGTTTAGTCGATCAGCTATGGCAAGATCTTGCCCAGGTGCAAAAAGATACGTTTGCACTTAGCATCGACAGTGTCGAAACGCCTGACACAATCGTAACTGAACGAGGATTTATCCAAGAATGGTTGGAAGAATCAGATAAGCAAGTTATTGATGCTATTAAGACACAGATCGAAAAGCATAGAAAAATTTGGGCGATACCTGCATTTCCGATCAAATGTGACGAGTGTGGAACTGAAACTGAAGTATCAGTTGAGTTAGATCAATCTAATTTTTTCGTCAACTCCTAATTAGATTATCCGACGACGAGATCAAAGAATATCTAATTAGGGTTGATAATGAAATTAAACAGTTTAAATTAGAATTATTTAGAATCAGTTGGTATATGCGAGGAGGTATTAGCATGAATGACCTCCTCATGTATTATAGTTTTGAGGATAGAGAAATGATTTACTCTGTGATTAAAGACAATATAGAAGCAACTAAAGAAACTAGATTACCGTTACTCTAAGCTTCGCCACGTTTAATTTCACCAGTTTTTGTATTTCTTAAAAAGCCAGGACGATGAAATTCCCAATCTCCATTTGAAAAATCAACTGCAGGTTTTTTGTCTACTGGCTTTTCAGGTGTTTGTGTATTAGCAGTTGCTGCTGGATCAACTGGTTTGTCTGTAGCAGTAGTAGTTGAATTAGGATCAGCTGTAGTTGCAGGTTTTTCTGGAGACGTTGTAGTAGCAGTAGGGTCTGCAGGTTTATCTGATATCATTTTAGCTGCATTAGTTGCTGCAGCTAATATTGCTTTTTTTGCAAGTTCACCTGTAGCTCCAGCTACATCGCCTGCGCTTATACTTCCTATTACTGGGATGTCAATTTGATAAGCAAGCCAATTTGCAACATGCTTTGCTCCTTCCGGACTTGCAATCCAATGCAACATAGCAGCTTGTCCTGCAAGGCTCATGCCGTCAACTAATCCCGAGAGTGCTTTCCACTGTCCGCCTAAGGTAAGAACTGGTCTAACCACATGCTTAAAGCCAAGTTTAGTTAATTTATTTGCTAAAAAAGCCTCTGCCCATTTACCAGTTAACGCAGCCATTTCGCTTTGTTCAAATTGTTTAAATTGTTCTTCGGTCCATCTACCTTGTTCAACTTGTTGTTGGCCGTACTCAACATTTTTGAGATAGTCGTCTAGAGGTGTGTATACAGAATACAACATCGATCCTTTTAGACCCCACGTACCTATAGTCGTCATGAACTTTTTAGCTGAACTTAATTTTTTAGATGCATAACTGGCAACAGTATCGAGATCTCTTGCAAATTTTCTTTCTTGAGCAGTTTTAGGTTTTCCTTTTACAAATTTTGCTAACTTTCCTACTACAGGAGAAAACAACTTTGCTAATATCCCTTCATCTAACTGATTGCTTTGTTTTGTTATTTCATTTATCTTCATTGTGATAATCTCATATTAAGCTTATTTATTAATGTTGAACTACGTTCAACTGTGTTTTCGTTTTCACTCAAACACTTTTATCTTAATATAATATAGCATAGCGTGCGAAGCACGTTCTTTTAGATATTATCTAGATGGATCGCTCACACTTTGCCCAGGCAGGGCAAAGATGACATTATCTGAGTGGACCTTTGTCACTTAGCGTTACAACATTACAGAGGCGGTCAGCCGGTACCTCGAGTTGCGTCTTTATCTGACGGCGGCTTGCAAATATACGCTAACATACTTACAAACGTAGGGAACACAGTCCCTTCTTTTAGCCTTTTTTAAATCTTTTTTCTTAAAACAATCAAACCGGTTTATTAGGCATATCCGATCGTCGTCCTGTTAAGGATAGTGATTGAGTACTCTGTACAGCAGAGATTTCCGTCCCAGTGACTGTTAGTCCTGTTTTCATAGGCACCCGAAGTTAGCCGGTGCAAGCCATTACTGTATTATTTGCCTAGTGAAAGGTTTTTAATTTCGTCTTTGTTTAATTGCCAAAAATCTTCAAAGCTGGTAAATGCCCAGTCTCCGTGTTTTTCTGATGTATATTTGATGTGCCTGTGTGTTTGCAGTGTGTTGATGTGTTTATATTCAAATGCTATATAAGCGCCTTTGCGGTTAAACTTCATGATAATGATATTGAAGTCGCCTTGGTCGGCAACATCAAGTGTTTGTGAAATCCACGAGTCGAGTAAATTAATTTTTCCTTCAGTAAACAACTGATGGAATGGAAATTCTGCATATGATTTGCACTCTACATTAAAGTGTTTCCAATCTGCAGGAGGAACAATGTCACCCTTCATTGCGCGTATCTGGCCTTCGTGCAAAAAATCTTTACGAACAGAATTCTTGCCACCAATGTAAGCACCGCTAAAAGGGACACGTATAAAGCTCTCGTTGTAGAGAGCTGATAGATGTTTTGCAACATCATTTTCCCAACTTTTTCCTTTGTTTTTACTTTTCGAACTCATGTATATTAGTTAGCATCGCTATCATCTGAGCCACTGCCGTTTTGATTTGCCTTTTTGTCTATTAAGTTTTTTGCTCTTTTACTTGGCCTAAGAGGAGAAAATGTTTCGTAACGCCAGTCTTGTACTACTATGCGTTGCAAGTGACACAGTCTCCTAATTTCATTTAACCAATGACGCAAGTTAATTGCGGACCTTCTTGTCCGCAATGTTGCCCACTGTTGGTTTGCTTTGAAGTACTCCCTAAGAGCTAACATTAACTCGTCGTGGAGTTCTTCGTTGGGCATCATTCGCTGATCTCCAAATCAGTTGCAAATGATGTAAATCCGTTTTCTTTTATTACTTTTAACACGTTAGAAACTCGTCCTACTAATTCATCTTTATGACTTATCAAAAAGATGTTTTTATTACGCTCTCGCGCCATTTTCTTAAGTACTGCTAGTGCATTTTCGATTCCGCTTGCATCTAATCCGTTATCGATTAATTCATCAACAAACAATAAATTAATTGGTTGATATAAACTTTCCCATACATCACGGAACGCCCACGACAGACCTAAAATTAATCTGTTACGTTCGCCTCTAGACAAGTTATCAAAGTCTAAGTCCTGCCCTAACTGCGTAATTTCAACGTTAAGATCATTTTGGAACACTACGGTGTGCGGCAATCCCATCTTATCGAGATAATACGTAAGTCTGTTGTTTAAGTATGCAAGGTTTTGGTCGATGATCTTTTTACGGATGAAACTATCTTTATTGGTTAGCAGTTTAAGTAAAAACTCCTGATGATCTTTAACAGTGGTTAAACTATTGATTTCGTCCCATGTAATTTCTTGCATAGCAGTGTTGTTAAGCTCGTCAATCTGCTCTTGATATGGATCTGTCTCAGCTGCTTTGATTAATAATTGTGTTTCTAATGTCTGTAAGTTGTTTTGATGAGTTAATGCTTGTTCAACCGTGTCATAATATGTGTCTGGACGTACGTTAATTACAGTAAATCCAGTTAGTTCATCACAGATTTTAGTATAATTAACTTCAACTTTATCGTGATACTGCTGTGATTCGGCTAAATGTTGATTGGCTAGTGCTAATAATTCTTCATGTTTATGGTCGTGCAGCTCTTGATCACAAGCGTGGCATTTTTTATTTCCTAAGGCAGCAACTTCTTTTGTATATTTGTCACGAGTTTTAAGAGCCTGTGCTATTGCAGACTCTAAAGTTGCTTTTTCTTTGTTTAGACTTGCTATTTTTGCACGTTGTTCTAAGTATTCTTTTAATTGAGAATGGTTAGAAATCTCAAGTTCGATGTTGACGCTTTCTAATTCAACGATTGCTCGTGCAATTTTTTCAACGTCTAACTCATTTTGAGAGTTCCATGCAGTTTGCCGCAAGGTTAATGTGTTAATACTTTGTTGGATTTTCTCATTTGCTTTTTTAGTTGCTTCAATATTTGCAGTTGCTTGGCTAATACTGTCTTTAGATTGACGTATTTGCTCTTTGAGCTTCTCTGCTTTTTCACTTAGTAACGTAATACCCAATAATTGTTCGATAATTTCTCGTTGATCGTTAGCGCGTAACGCAAGAAACGGTTCGGTGTAGGTATTCAACGCTACGATATGTTTAAACATGTCGTGACTCATACCTAAGAGAGCGTGTAATTCTTTTTGTGTTTCTCGCATATCGCCCTGGGCGTCGTCAACTTCTGTTGAGTCCTGCACTATGTCATTAACATAAAACTTAAAAATAGTAGGTTTACGTCCTCGCTCGATACGATATTCAGTACCGTCTTTTTCAAACGAAAGCGTAACTAACATGTTTTTGTTGTTAATTTTATTAATCAAGTTATCTTTCTTGATATTTGTAAGTGCAGTACCATATAACGCATAGCTAATTGCATTTAACAGTGCAGTTTTACCCACACCGTTTCTGCTACCGTTATCATCTCCACCCATGTCTAGGTTTTCGCCTAGTACTAGTGTCATATTACTAGCAGTTAGGTCGATTCCCTGTGTTTGATTTCCGATTGATAAGAAATTTTTTGCTGTTATTGTTTTTAACTTCATAGGTTGCTATAGATCGATAGTAATGTGTTTTTATTATACATGTCTGAGTCAATACTTACAATCTGATTGGACACAATTTCATCGATACTCTCAAATTGCTGAATATCGATCTCTTGGCTTATTTCGATTACCCTTTTTTCGGCTATCAGTGTTATTTCTCTTAGATTATAGTCTGCAATAAACTTTTCTTTGATAAAACTTGCTTCTTCGTAGGTAATATCAATATCTAATACTACTCTTAGGTGCTGCTTTGGCTTTAGCAAGGTATCTGCTTCGTCTATTAGTCTACTTAACTTCAATGTTCTAAATGTAGGTTGGTTTGGCCAAGCAATGTATTCAGGCTGGCCGTCCCACTCCATGATCATCATGCCTCTATCGTCATCCCATGCATCTGCATAGTTATGCGGGAACGCATTTCCGATATAATGAATGTTTTGACGTTGTTGACGTTTATGAAAGTGCCCGCTGAACCCTAATTCGTACTTGTTAAAGTGATCTACTTGTATTTCACCGTGATCTGGCATTTGTACCATTGCATTCATAAAGAAATTAGGTAATTCAAAGTGTCCAAAGATATATTTGCCGCCTTTCTTACCAATTGTTTTCCATTCATCTCCTACTAACCATGGGCACAGTGTTACATTACCGATAGTTGTAGGGTGATCAATTACTGTAATGCCCGGAATATACTTTCCAAACTCTACAGAATGAATATCTCGCTTATCTCTGTAGTATAAATCATGGTTTCCTGGGAAGTAGTAGAAGTTATCAAATGCTTTTCCTAGTTTTTCTAATATTCTTAACGAATAAGCCATAGTTACTACATTTAATGTATTTCTATTATGGTGGTAATCACCTAAAAACATTCCGGTCTCGCATCCGTGTTCTTTTGCTCTTTCTATAAACCAGTCTATAAATTCTTCGCAATCTTGATTATGTGTTTGCGAGTTAGACTTTAATCCTAAATGCAAATCTGTAAATACTGCTACCTTCTTAAATAAGTTCCCCATTTGTTCCTTTTATCTACAATCCACTAACGGATCTCTTAACTACCTACTCCAAACTGTAATATAAACCAGTTCGCATACTTTTCTTCAGAAAATATCACTTTACCTTGAATATCCCACGGGTCATTGCACTCTATTTTGCAATGATACTTGTTTTCGAATAAGTAATCGACTGCAATTTCTTCTTCTTTACACCCTGAGTCTTTTATTAATCTCACTGCTGCTGATACTCTTGGATCTAGTAAGCTAATTTCTATCATTCTGTATCCTCGTTATGCCGTCTTTGTGCTGCTTCAAACTCACCTGCACTTGTTCTAGTATAAGAAGGATTTAATCCGTTCATTTCAAGAATATCATCGCGTATGTTTTGATTTCTTTTTTCTATGTTAATAACTCTAACAAAAGAATTGGTTACTGCTGCTGTAAAGTATGCAAATGGATTATCCGATTTTGATTCGTCAAATTGTAAGCCAATTTGAGTTAACTGCAGAATTGCTTGACCTTTCATTTCGTCATTATAGGTATAACCGCGTACATTTCCTCTAGTTGCATATCTTTCACATAGTTTTAACATCATACGTGCAAGAGTATCGGAAATTTTCCCTGCGTGCTTATTGAATTCACCAGTTTCTAAATCACCCTTCCAATGACTTTTACCTACACACACTAATTCGTCGTTTTCGTTGTATTTCCAATGTTGAAATGGAGGAAAATTTACTTTTTCATGCTTGTCTGCTTCTGTTTTTGGATTCTTCTTACGGCCGAACGCCATTGGAATGTGGTCATATGACATGACCCTAAAGACTATATCAAGTTTTGTGACTTTTTTGTAATCGTGTTCGCACTCTGCTTGCTTGACTTTTTCACCTAGTGCTTTTCTTTTGGCATATTCGGCATCGCCTATACGTTTTGCTTGATTTCGTTTTGCTTGTGCTAGTGTTCTAATATTAATTTTATCCAAACTAGGAAGTATTAGATCGTATTGATGGTATGATGGATCAGTAAAAACGCAGTATGAACTTTTTGATCTGTGTATTTCTAATAACATATCCTTGTTATTTAGGTAATTTACTTTGGGTGTAAGCATTTAAAACTCCTTATGTATTCATATTATAAACTACGCACATTAAAAAGTCAACTAAATATTATACCAAAAAGGAAGAATAGTTATGGCAGATATATCGAGTCAAATAGGCGCAGCAGCATCGGGGTTAGCCGCAGGCGGGAACTTCTTAAGTGCCCTACGGTCTAAGGATTTACCTCGCGCAGGCGAAGCAGTTGGTGATATTCTAAGCGCCGTTGCTGCATTCAGTGATGGCAATTCAAATGACTGGAGAGTTAGACTAAGTTTACCAACATGGATAAGCTTTAGATCAAGTTCGGTGCTTGCTCCGCTTAAGGCTGCAGGTGGGTTAGTTTTTCCTTACACTCCAGTGATTAAAATACAACAAACTGCATCATATTCACCAGTCCCGACAACGCATTCAAACTATGGTTTTCAAGCTTATCAACATAGTGACCCGGGAAAAATTTCAATCACTGCCCCAATGCATGTTGAAGATCCTGTACAAGCAGCATATTGGCTAGCAGTTCTTCATTATCTTAGATCAGCAACTAAAATGTTCTCGGGATATGATCCGAAAGCGGGTAATCCTCCTCCGATTGTATATTTAAACGGATACGGCGGCTATGTTTTTAAAAATGTACCAGTGGTTATCACTTCATTTGATTTAACATTGAACGAAGAATGCGACTATATCCCTGTAAAAGTTTCAGGTAGCCTTGCAGGAGAAATTGCAGGCATTGCAGGATCAGTAGGCGGACTTGCTAGTTCAGTAGGCGGCACAATTGCAGGAGCTGCAGGTGTCGCAAATGCAATTACAGGACTTGCAGGCGGAGTAGGACTAGCAGCAAGTGCATTAAACACGTTTGGACTAGGCGGTACTACTAGCGGCGGAACAACTCGAGTTCCGACTAAGAGTTCGTTTAGCATTACTCTTCAGCCTGTCTATAGTAGGGATAGTATTCGTAAATTTAGTTTAGATATGTTTGTTACTGGTGGTTATTTAAATAGTGGCGTAGGATATATTTAATATGATAGCAAAATACAGTAATACTAGTCCGTGGTATAAAACAAAAACAAAACAAGATTATTTAGACATCTTAACTATCCGGCCTGTTAGCGCAGAAGTGGATGATTTTCTGTATACTATTCAGGCACAGTATACTTATCGTCCAGATTTGTTAGCGTTTGACTTGTACGGAGACGCTAGTTTGTGGTGGGTGTTTATCCAACGTAACTTAGATGTGCTTCGTGATCCGATATTTGATTTTACTGCAGGCACTAAAATATATGTTCCGAAAAATTCAAAATTAAGAGAGGCGTTAGGTATATAATGGCAGGAGCAACTACAGCATCATCGGTGGCAACTACTGTGTTAACAGGTATAGGTGCAGCAACAGGAGTTGCAGCGGCAATTGACAGCACTATTAGTGCAGTTACCTCTGCATTTAAAGAAATTGCACCACAAAAATTTCCAATTGCCAATGCACTACACGGGTATGCTACCTATGACTACGTGATCGGCATAGGATCGTTAACCGCAGAAGACTGCAACTATCCGGATTCAACATATCTTGCAGGGAAACGAATTCCACTAATTTGTAAATCAGCTAATGCCGACCCGAATAATCGCGTAAACACACCGTATGGTAAGTTTGATTTCTTTGTTGAAGATTTACAATTAGATAGCCAAATAGGTTTACAGTTTGGATTTAATACAAACGTTTCATCTATCTCTTTTAAAGTTAGAGAACCGTTTAGCATGGGCCTGTTTATGATTTCGATCCAGCAAGCAGCTCAAGAACAAGGGTGGAATGCGTGGCGTGATGCACCGTTTTTATTAACTATTGATTTTAGAGGTAATAAAGAAAACGGATCAATGGTTCCTATTCCTGGTTTAGAAAAACGCATACCGTTTATGTTTAATGAGATCAACATGTCAGTTGATGCAAGCGGCAGTTCATATACAGTAACTGCACAGCCGTATAATCAACTAGGGTTAAGTGACGAGCATGCAACATTAAAAACTGATGTATCGATCAAAGGAACAACTGTACAAGAAACATTACAAACAGGCGAAAAGAGTTTACAAACTGTAGTTAATAAACGATTAAAAACACTACAAGATAAAAAAATTGTATCAGTTCCAGATGAAATTTTAATCTTATTTCCGATTGATACTTCGTCTGAGGCATCGGGCGGAGGCTCAGGCAGTACCGAAAATAAAGATGGCGCAACTACTGATGCAACACAACAGGCATTGTTTGATAAAATAGGTGTTTCTCGAAACAAAGACACCCAATCATTAGAACAAGATCCTAAAAATTGTAATGATCTAGGCAAAGCAAAATTAGGTTTTGACGAAAAGCGCAAAGGCGATGCTCCTGTCGGAAAAGATAATGTTATTTACGATGATAAACTAAAAGTTAATGTGCGTGCGAATAATACTATCAATGCTGCAGAAAGTGATTTTAGATTTAGACAAGACACTGATATTCCGAATGCAATTAATCAAGTCATTTTACAAAGTAATTTTGTTACTGACGCATTTAACCCAGATAATCTAAGTCCAGAGGGGTACATAGGATGGTGGCGAATTGATGTCCAAACTTATATTATCCCTAATACAGACAACATGAAATCAACCGGATCATACCCAAAGCTAATTGTGTATAGGGTAGTACCATACGACGTGCATTCTAGTAAAATGGCTCCGCCTAATGCACAGGTTCCAGGGTTTGATAATTTAGCAATGCAAGCAGTAAAAGAATACAACTACATTTATACTGGAAAAAATGTCGATATTTTAAATTTTGATATTAAGATTAATAATGGCTTCCAAACAATTATGGCTGCCGATGGATTAGAAGACGGCGGTGATGTTAAAGATTCTGAAATTGGGAATGTTAAACCAAAAGGTGGTTCGCCGCTTGCTGAAGGGTTTGCGCCCGAACAGGAGTTAGGAGTAGGTTCGACAATTGTAAAATATATCGGAACATTAACCGGGTCTGACAAAATGGGCGGTGGTGGTACAGAAACAAAAGGCACCCGCGCTGCTAGATTTTTTATGGACTCTGTTACATCGGGGCTTGATATGTATAACATAAAATTAAAAATTGTCGGTGATCCCTATTTTGTTGTGCAAAGTGGAATGGGAAATTACACAGCAAGTTCAACACAGTACAGTAATTTAACATCTGACGGATCAGTAAACTACCAAAACGGTGAAGTTGTTATTAGCATTTTTTTTAGAACTCCAATTGACATTAATCAAACAACTGGAATGTATTCATTTGGTTCTGCGACTGCACCGCTGATGCAGTTTAACGGATTGTATAATGTTATTACTGTTAAAAGTTCGTTTAACGGCGGGCAATTTACACAAGAACTCGATGCATATAGATTACCAATGCAAGAAGGTACAAATGTTGCACCGAGTGGCACATTTAATATAGCAAATCTAGCATCAGGCGTTGTTGATGCTGCAGCAAAAATTGCAGGTGATGCAGTTGGTGCAGTAACTGACGCAGTGACTAGTGTAGTTAGCAAGGTATTATAGGTAAAGTAATGGCTGATAATAAACAAGGTGGATTCATTTCATCATCGGGATCAAAACCAGAACCAGGACCGTTCTTAGCAACGGTAGTAAGTCATCAGGATGGTACATATATGGGCATCCTTGAAGTAGAACTTGATCGACCCACTGGCGGCACGAGCAAAGAGGGAGAGTTGCACCGTGTTAATTACATGAGTCCCTTTGGCGGAATAACAAGTAAAGAATTTGTTGCTGAAGATCCGAACGATTTTAACAACACACAAAAAAGTTATGGCTTTTGGATGGTCCCACCTGATGTAGGATCAAAAGTAATTGTTTTTTTTATTAACGGTGATCCAAAATACGGTTACTGGATAGGCTGCGTGTTTGAAGAAAATAAAAATTTTATGATTCCTGGGCTTGCTGCAACAGAATATGTGCTTGATAGCAAACAGCGCAGACCAGTTGCCGAATTTAATTCTAAAGTTAACACAGCAACGTCTGATCCTTCTAAATTTAAAAAACCTGCACATCCATTTGCAGTAGTTTTAGAAAATCAAGGGAACCTTGGCGCAAACGACGGCGGTTTGTTGTATGATGACACTCGTGGAATTACGACTAGTAGTGCAAGACGCGAAACGCCTAGTATGGTGTTTGGGATTTCAACACCTGGCCCTCTTGATAAAAGATCAGGAGCAAAGACTGGACCAATTGGCAAAGATGAACACAAAATTCCAAATGCGTTTGTGAGTAGATTAGGCGGTAGTACGTTTGTTATGGACGACGGCGATGACAAGTTTCTTCGTAAGAAAAAACCCAGCGAAGCAGGTCCGGAGTATATGGCAATTGAACAAGGCGAAACCGGGGGTGATGTAACAATACCGCATAACGAACTTGTTAGAATCCGAACACGGACTGGACATCAAATCCTGTTGCATAACAGTGAAGATTTAATTTACATTACAAATTCTAGAGGAACTGCATGGATTGAAATGACCAGCAACGGAAAAATCGATATATATGCATCAGACAGCATTAGTTTTAGATCTGATGTAGATATTAACTTTAGTGCTGCTCGAGATATTAATTTACATGCAGGTGCAGATACTCCGGGTAAAACTGTTGGAAAATTTACTGCAGACACTGACGGATGGGTTAATATTACAGCTAGACGAAATGTTAAAATTACTGCAACATTTGGTGATTTAGAAATACTCGCCGATGCCGGCAGCGGTAACATAACAGTTAAAAATAATTTAAATTTAAAAAGTACTAACCATATCGAATCTGCAACTAAAATTGATATGAACGGCGCTGCTGCAGTTGCAGCCACTAAAGCATATATTCCTATTAGGGTTCCGACGCAGGAGCCTTATAGTGGACATGAAAATTTAGATCCTACTAAAGTTATACCTGAGCAAACTAAAGCTAGTGACCCGACTGCTAGTCGAGGAAATGCAACACCGGATTTCTTTAAAAAATACACAACAAAAACAGATACTTTCGCTAAAGTTAAAGGCGAGGAGAAACAAAAATGAGCGTAAAATCAAATCTTTATCATAGGATTTCGTTACCGGCGGTTGCAATTAAAGCAACTGATATTACACCGAAGATGTATAAAGGGTTTAGCACAGTTAATACAACTACACAAAATTTTAGTTTATTTGACATAGAATTAGTTAAACAAGACTTAATAAATCATTTTTATATTAGGCAAGGCGAGCGATTAATGCAGCCGGAGTTTGGAACAATAATTTGGGACGTATTATTTGAACCAATGACAGAGCAGGTTAAAGAATTGATTTTGCAAGATGTTAATAAAATAATAAATTACGATCCGCGAATATATGCATCAGAGGTAGTAGTAACTGCGTACGAAACTGGAATACAAATAGAATGTTCATTACAATTTAATCCGTATAATATTTCTCAATCTATGAAATTACGGTTTGATCAAACAAGTGGCTTGCTAATTCAATAAAGTACACACATAATTTTATTCAATAAATACACTTATTAGGACAAACCATGAGTGCAATAGATAGACAAAATAGATTATTAGTAGCAGAAGATTGGAAGAAAATTTATCAATCTTTTAGAAACGCAGACTTTCAAAGTTATGATTTTGAGAATCTTCGTAGAACAATGATTGACTATATTCGTCAAAACTACCCGGAAGATTTTAACGATTATATTGAAAGCTCGGAGTATTTGGCACTTATCGATCTAATTGCATTTTTAGGACAAAGTGTTGCGTTCCGTGTTGATTTAAACGCCCGCGAAAACTTTTTAGAGCTAGCAGAACGTCGAGATAGTGTGTTAAGATTAGCACGTCTTATTAGTTATAATGCAAAACGAAATGTTGCTGCTCAAGGATTATTAAAATTTTCAACTGTGCAGACTAGTCAAAGTGTTATTGATAGCACTGGTCGAAATTTAGCCGGTCAGGTTATTACATGGAACGATGCTTCAAATTCGAATTGGTACGATCAGTTTATTAAAGTTATTAATGCTGCGTTAAATACATCTCAACAATTTGGTAGTCCTGTAGATAAAGCGACTGTATATGGCATCCCTTCTGAACAATACAGATTTGAAAGCGCAAATTCCGGAGTTCCTGTTTATGCGTTTTCAAAAACAATATCAGGAAGAAACACGACATTTGAAATAACAAGTACGTCGTTTAATGGGCAGAACTATATTTACGAAGAACCACCTAAAGCAGGAAATAAACTTGCTTGCATTTTTAAAAACGACGGCCGCGGCTACAGTAGCGCGGCTACTGGTTTCTTTTTAAACTTTACTCAAGGAAACCTTAGCACTGGATCGTTTACAATTTCTCAACCTAGCACAAGTGAATTAGTTGACATACAATCGCAGGGTATTAACAACAATGATGTATGGTTATATCGATTAGACAAAAATTCTGCAGAAAGTGAATTATGGACTAAAGTTCCTAATTTTGAAGGAAACAACATTATCTATAATAGTTTAAACAAAAACATTAGAAATATATATGGCGTTACTACTCGCGCAGGTGACGCAGTTAGTTTAACATTTAGCGATGGCACATTTGGTAATTTACCGTTGGGCACTTTTAGGGTGTATTATAGAATTAGTAACGGATTAAACTATAAAATTACACCGCAAGATATTCGCAATGTTTCAATTTCTATTCCATACATGTCGGCAACTAACCAGCTCGAAACATTAACAGTTACTCTAGCGTTGGCAACTTCAGTTAGCAATGCAGATACTACTGAGTCTAATGATAGCATTAAAGCAAATGCTCCTGCAACGTACTACACACAAAATAGAATGATTACCGGTGAAGATTATAACATTAGTCCATTGGGTGTTAATCAACAAATATTAAAAGTAAAAGCAGTTAACAGATCGTCAAGTGGTATTAGTCGATATTTTGACCTCGTTGACCCTACCGGAAAATATAGCTCTACAAATTTATTTGCAGATGATGGTGTACTGTATACTGAAAGTTACCAGTCATTTGTTAAGTTTTCGTTTGCTAACAAGACTGATATCGAAGCCGTGATTTATAATACAGTAATTGATATTTTGAAAAAAATAGAATTGAGAAATTTTTATTATTCAAAATTTATTAATTTAATAACTTTGAGTTTAGATGTGTTTTGGACTACTGTTTCGACTGATTCGTCGTCATCATCTGGATTTATTAGTAACCAGTCCGATCTTCAAATTAACAAAGTTAGTTCATTTACCGCTACTGATCTTAAATATTTTTCACCGGGCGCATTAGTTAGATTCGTTGCACCTGAAGGTAAGTATTTTAATACTAATAACAAAAATGCATTAGTAATAGGAACTGGGACAGAACCTGGGTACGTTACCTATCTATGGGCAGAAGTTGTAACAGTTGCATCTGACGGAACGGCATCGGGTACAGGAATGCTACCATCTGGCATGGGTGCTATTACGCTAAGTACACCAATTCCGACTACTTCAATAGTAAGCCAAATTATTCCAAAGTTTTCGACTTCGCTTTCTCAATCAGTTATTTCGACAATGATTGATTTGATATTTTCAAATAAACCTTTCGGACTGCGATACAGTGCAGTTGTTCAGGAATGGCAAATTATTTTTGAAGTGAATTTAAACAGCAAAGGCGCGTTTAATTTAGGAAAACAAGGCGATATTTCAAATACACAACAAGATTCAAGTTGGGTGTTATTGTTTACGACCGACAATGAATCTTATAAAATAACTAGTCGCGAAACACGTTTTATTTTTGAAAGTGATAAACAACTTAGATTTTATTTTGACAGCAGTAAAAAAATATACGATACTCGATCAAACTCGTTAATTAAAGACTCTATTAAAATTTTAAATATCAATACAGTTGCAGGTAGTGCTTTGCCATTCTTAGTTGACTATAAATGGGAAATCCATTCTGAGTATATCGGGTTGGACGGTTATGTAGATAATAAAAAAATTGTAGTGTCGTTTGCAGATAGTGACGACGACGGTATTGTTGATAATCCTGAATTATTTTTAACTATTGTTGATCCGACTAACTCAACGATTGTTCTTAAAAATCGATATATTGTTGAAGAAAAATACTCAATTTCGTTAGGGCAAGACGATTTTAGATATATCAATAACGTTAATGAGATTGTTAAAATATATAATTCCGAATCCGAATTAGCTACATTGTTAGATTTTACAATTGGCCAGTATTTTTATTTTGCAGATACTGCAGTAGTAAAGCAATTGACTACTGCAAGAAAATTAGTGCCTTCTCTTATGTATAAAGTATATCAAGGCCGAGATAATCTTAAATTTCAATATATTCATAGTGCAGATTATGAGTCTCGAATTGATCCAGGAACAAGTAACATTATTGATGTATTTGTTCTTACAAAGAATTATGATACTGCATTTAGACAGTGGCTTGCTGGTGCAGCAATTGACAAACCGCTTGCCCCAGGTACTGATGAATTATACAACACCTTGGCACCGTCTTTAAATTTAATTAAAGCAGTGTCCGACGAAGTTGTATATCATCCTATACAATATAAAGTTTTGTTTGGCCCAACTGCGCCATTAGAATTGCAGGCAGTGTTTAAAATTACAAAAACTTCGGGTCAGGTCATTTCAGATAACGATATTAAATCTCAAGTGATAACTGCAATTAACGAATTTTTTGCTTTAGAAAATTGGGATTTTGGTGATACTTTTTATTTTTCAGAACTAGCAACGTATGTTATGAATAAAACATCACCTAACATTTCAAATTTTTTGATTGTACCTCGCCAACCTAATCTATCGTTTGGTAGTTTATTTGAAATTAAATCAACTAGCAACCAAATTTTTATTAATGGAGCAACAGTAACTGATATTGAAATTATTTCTGGAATTACTGCAAACCAAATTAAATCGGCAAATATTATTACTGCTGAAAATTCAGCAGATCAACAACTTATTACTAGTTCATCATACGGGAGTATCTAATGGCTGACAGCACAAATCCAATCGCAAGTGACAACCTTTCTGCAACATTTCTACCAAGATTTTATAGAACAGATGCAAATAAAAAGTTTTTACAAGCTACAGTTAATCAATTAGTCCAGCCCGGGTCTGTACAAAAAGTTAGCGGATATGTTGGTCGTCAAAATTCTAAAGCTACAACACACGATGATGTTTTTGTTGACGCAGCAAATTCTGCCAGACAGCAATATCAATTAGAACCGGGATTTGTTGTTAAAGATCCGCTTAATAATACAACATTTTTTAAAGATTATCAAGATTATATTAATCAAATTAGCGTGTTTGGCGGAAACGTTAATAACCATGCTCGATTAAATAAGCAAGAATTTTACAGCTGGGATCCCCATATTAATTGGGATAAATTTGTTAATTTTCAAAATTATTATTGGTTACCTAATGGTCCTAATACAGTTAATGTACACGGAAATATCCAAAAAGTTGAAAGTACTTACACGGTTGTTGTTGAAAACGAAGGCGATAACAACGAATATTTATTTACACCAAACGGCCTGTCAAGGAATCCAACATTAACATTGTATCGCGGTCAGACTTACAACTTTAATATTACAAGCCCAGGAAACCCGTTTAGTTTTAAAACTAAGCGATCTACTGGGTTTACTGATCGGTATCGTACTGCCGGTTTAGATTCAGCTGTGGAAGTGGGATCTATTACATTTACTGTTCCTAATACCTGCCCAGATGTTTTATATTATGTCAGTGAAACTGACATAATACTCGGCGGTGTTGTACAAATTTTAGACTTAAATGAAAACTCGTCGTTAGATATCGATACAGAATTTTTAGGTAAAAAAACTTATATATTAAAAGATGGGACACCGTTAAGCAATGGCATGAAAATTGCGTTTGTTGGGAATGTGTCGCCTGCAAAATATGCAACAGGCAAATATTATGTCGAAGGTGTCGGTACTGCAATTACATTAGTTAGCGAATCAGATTTAGAAATTCTAACTGATTATACACTTCCTGAAACTATTTTATTCGATTCAAACCCATTTGATTCGAAACCATTCAGTGATGCAATCTCTTATGCAAGCACGCCTGATTATGTTGTGATTGATCGTGCATCTAAAGATAGAAATGCATGGTCGAGGTATAATCGATGGTTTCATACAGATGTTATTGAAATTAGCGCAACTATAAATGGAATAACGCCGACTATTGATCAGTCGGCTAGGGCAGTTCGACCAATTATTGAATTTGATAATAATCTTAAACTATTTAACTTTGGAACACATGCAGTTACCGATATTGATTTAATTGACGACTTTACAACTGATGCATTTTCAATTATTGAAGGATCGGCTGGATATAATGTTGACGGTGTTAATCTCGCTAACGGCCATCGGATATTGTTTACTGCCGATACTGATAATTTTGTTAGAAATAATATATATCGTGTTGAAATTGTTAATCTTTATACAAATAAAACTGACGCTAATGGTGTTCCGACTAGCAGCCAAATTCATCTTGTTTTAGACGACACTATTGAAAAATATCACTCTGCCTTGATTCATTTTGGTGCAAAAAATCAAGGAAAAATGTACTGGTTTAACGGTACAGACTGGAAATTAGGACAACAGAAAACAAAATTAAATCAACAACCGTTGTTTGATATAGTTGATGATACTGGTATTAGTTTTAGTGATACAAGCAAATATTCGGGATCTACATTTTTAGGAACACATCTGTTTTCGTATAAAATTGGTAGCGGCAAGGTTGATAAAAATTTAGGTTTTGCGTTATCATATAAAAATATTAATAATATCGGTGATATTGTTTTTAATTTTTCGTTAATGACTGACAGTTTTCAGTACGAAGAAAACTCAAAAATTACAACTAAATCAACAAATGTTGGATTTCTAGTTAAAACAAATTACAATAATTCATTTTCGTATGTTAACGGATGGCAAATTTGTACATCGCCTAATACACAAGCAGCAGTGCGTGTATATAAAAATTCGACAAATTTAAATAATTTTAAAATTGATTTATATGATGATATTGAAACTCTCGATGACTTAGTAGTCCGTGTTTATGTTAACGGAATTCGACTTGATCAATTACGATGGTCAATTGCTACTGACGTAACTACTAACAACATTCCAATTAAAAAAACAATTATATTAGCAAATGATTTAACACCGGCTGATGTCTTATCAATAAGGACATTTTCTTCGCAATCAATTAACGCAAATGGGTATTATGAAATTCCAGTTAATCTTCAAAGTAATCCGTTTAATAAATTAATTTCTGAATTTACATTAGGCGAAGTAATCGATC